GCAGCAGAACAAGGATACGGAGCAGCAGAACAAGGATACGGAGCAGCAGAACAAGGATACGGAGGAGGTTTCGGACAAGGAGGTGTAGGTTCAGGATACGGAGCAGCAGAACAAGGATACGGAGGAGGTTTCGGACAAGGAGGTGTAGGTTCAGGATACGGAGCAGCAGAACAAGGATACGGAGCAGGAACAGGATACGGCGCAGGTGTAGGAGCAGGAGGACAGAGAGAAAGAGTTGCAGCAGCTTGGAATAATGTACGTAGGGGGAAGGTTTAGGTGAAGATTTGTTAGATGATTTATAACCGTAATAAATTAAGTTTCAAATGCAAAATAAACATCTCAAGATGATAGATAGACCTATATTTTGTGTTGTATCGCGTAATGATAGGAATCAAAGAATCTAGACTACATTTCAATCCGGTTTTAACCATTTCAAAATAAATATACCTGAGACAATTATGAATGTCAAAATTATAGGTGGACAATTGATAGATGAGTTCTCTCAGATGAAACAGGTCGTCTTGCTCTAAAATAAAGGCAACAATCTTATCACAAAAAGGTTTATATTCAAGACCATAGGCCTCGGAGCTATGTTTTTTAAGAGCAACAATCTGACAGATTTCCTTTAAAGACGCCGGCAAAAAGGAGATGTGTTTCGTGCAAAGAATAAATTTTATCTTTGGATTTCTCATAAAGGTATAAAAGATGTTCAATAGTTCGTGATCAATAAAGTGAAAATTACGACAAAGAATAATGCCGTATTCCATGCTTGCATCTATAATGTTTGTCACGCATGCATAAAACTCATTCCATAATACGTATTCGTTTGTACCCAAGAGTTCAAAGTCTATTTCAAAATGAATATCGCTCATATTAAAATACTTCTTATCATCTATATCAATTTCAAATTTGCGTTTGTATTTTAAACCTGATTTACTGTAAGGTTTTATCATGTTGATCGCTGTGGTATATTTTAATGAATTTTCCGGGCCATAAATAATGTAGGATTCATTCATTAAGATAATATGCAATCAGTATTTAAATATATATATATGTATTAGTCTAGTATGAATATATATTATTCATTGTCTAATATTGATTATAACAAAATCTATTTTAATAAGCCGATTGCCAATAAATTTTCAAATTACAATCTGTTCTATAAAATAAATTATAATATTTATTCTTTTACCTTAAATTCGGTATTAATATTATTGAATGAAATCAACGAAAAAACGGTTGAAGAATTGCAGGAACTTGAACGCAGTATTCTGAATAAATTAAATTGTTTTATAAACAAGGATCTTTGCATCTCTAATTTCAAAACCATCTATAAATACAAGTCAGATAAAGTGTATATTCGTATCTCGGGTATTTGGGAATCAGATACTCATATAGGGCTAACAACCAAGTTTGACGTATTAACCGTCAACCGCAAAACAGTCTAGTATAACCTGAAGAATACACACGCATATCAAGTTAAAAATAAAGACAATAATGGAATACATGGATAATTGTTTTGCATACTCACCGTCCGTATTTTTTTGCAGTTTCATCATATATTGCCCAAGGGATATAACGATCATGGCAATTACTAAAACCGTAGAATAGCTAGACCACATGTAATATTGATACGGTACAGATCCTTTATTGATGGGTGTAAAATACTTAAAATTTAAACTAATCGTCCACATAATAATAATAAGAGTAAGGATCATAGTCCAAGGCAATTTTTTCATATCGGACCATGTATCCGAACCTATATCTATGTTCAAAAAGATAATACCTACTATTGAAAAAAGAACAATACTATATCCCCATATCAAGGAGTTGGCTGGCCCCACTGACCCGTCGTCCGACGTACCAAAAGAAAGTGCCAACTTTATAAATATTCCAACCGCGATTAATGCAATAAACACGGGGTTTGCTATTTTTGCATCATTATCTTGTAAAGTTTTAAATAATTGATTCATTATTATATAGTTTTATATTTATTTCGTATATGTTTTTCCAATTCATCGCGAGTTAATCCTTCTGGACAAGAATAAAACTTTGGCTGTTTCATATTCTTGGCTTTAAAATACAAATAATTACCACGAGGTCCGGTTCTCACGCTCCAACTATCTGTAATATGCATCACAACCTTGTCTTTTAATACAAACTCTATTAATGAGTTAAAAGATTCCTCCGGTATACTTTGGTCCACAATCCACGTATAGATCATTTCCTTTTCCTTATAATTAGAAAGCGAGACACTTTTATCTTTGTATTCGGCATAAAACCCGTGAACTCCGTCCTTGATAACGAGTGGCGATTCTTTATAATAACCAGCATGTAAAGAACTATATACCTTTTTCACATCTTCAACTCCCAACAAAGAATCCACGTGAGCTATATATTCACGAATAACCTGCTTCCAATCCTTTTCGCCTTTTTCAATAAGGTCAAGTGAAACCTCCATTTGATTGGTGTAATCATAATTAAAAATGGTTTCAAAATGTTTATAACAAAACCGATCCACTTCTTTGCCAATCTCCGTAATCGTTAATTTATTTGTCTCTTCTATCTTCTTACAGATGACAGAAGATTCTATAACATTATGTTTATCCAATTTATATTCATTTAACGAATATTCTTTTCCGGTAATCTTTCCGTGACTTACATAATTCTTTTCTATAGATTCCAAAATATTGGTATAGGTAGAAGGTCTGCCAATATTTCTCTTTTCTAATTGTTTTATAAGCTGAGACTCTGACAAATGGAATTCTTGGCTTTTAAATACTTCGGTCGCATGGATAGAATTATAGGTTAACATTTTTAAACAATCTAGATAAGTTGACCAATCAGGTCTTTTAGAATCGTCCTTCCATCCATTAAAGACTTGTAGGATAGAAGTATGTACAAATTTCATCTTGTTTGGACATTCTGTTGTATATATTTTATGTAATAGGACCGCGGGTTTCATGCAGGTTTGCAGAGTATATTTATGTAAAAAGGTATACAATTTATTACTATCAGCATCAAGACAAATAATATCTATTTCCAACTGAGTCACTCGTATTCCTTCGTGAGTCTTCATCGGCTCCATTTTGGGTCTACAAAATTTGTCTCCTAAATAGGTTGAAGCCGTCTTTAAAAAATCCTCGCTATAGACACAGGACTCTGTACGCATATAGGTAATTAATCCATTTTCATATAAGGTCTGTGCTGCTCTCATGATTCTTTGCGGAGACATGGAAAGAGGAAGTTGCTGTAGAAGACTGGTGTTCAAAATGGGAGGCGGTGGGTCGGACACCTCTTTTGTATTCCGAGACAAGTGAAAGATATGATCCTTTAAAGAATCTAAAAATGGTTTGACATCACAGTCTTCAAGGTGTTTATCCAACCGAAACTCAATATCTTTATTTGTAAAAAATCCTGAAACCTGATAATTTGTCTCGTATCCTTGTTCCTCAATAGCACGCTCTCTTTCTGCAATCAGATGTAGAGCCGGGGTTTGACAGCGGCCGGCGCTTAGAGTATGTTTAACATATTTCCACAAAAGAGGAGATATTTTAAAACCAATATAGATATCAATAATTTGTCTCGCATTCTGGCTATAGACTCTGTTCATTTTTATGGTTTCCGGCGAATTAATGGCCTTTATAATTTCTTGTTTGGTTATTTCACGAAATAGGATTCGCTTTGTATCTAGGGGCAACTTACAAACCTGGCAAATATGCCATGCAATCATCTCGCCTTCCCGATCATCATCCGTAGCCAAAATAACTTCGGTTGCCGTACTCGTTTCTTCGCGTAGTCTCTTTATAACTTTTGTATTTGTATTTTCATATTTAACTTTGAAAGTAGAGAAATCAATTTGGTCAAGATTACTCATTTTTCTAAAATGTCCTGACGTAGCAATCACCTTATAGTTTGTTCCTAAATAGGATTCAATGCGTTTACACTTAGAAGGCGATTCTACAATAACAACTATCATTCTATTAAGTAGATGATAATTTTTTAAACTCTTGCCAAGTAATATTAATTGGTGCTTTGTATTCAGGTGGTTTGTCTTCTATACGCGGGTCAATATACATTTTTTTCAAAAGCGTTCCAATCTCAAAAGACGCTTCATGCTGATCCATCTTGCCATCCTCCACCATTTGAAGAGTATCTAGAAAGGTATATAGCACATTTAGATCCACTCTATTTTTTAATAGGCGGTTGTAAATAACGGTATAATTCTCATATAGGAAATAACAATTTTTAATGCATTCGTTTTGAAGTATTTCAAAATCATCGTATACCCTTTTTAGTTTTTCAATCATCTGTACTTCTTGGCGAATTTTATGACTGTGTTTTAATTCTCTTATCAGGTCTGTGTTGTTTACCGAATTATTTTGTTTAATCAGTTCATGAAGCTGTAAACGTTGTTGAGGATTCATTACAAATAATATAAATTAGATTTTATATTATTTATATATGTGTTATTCCAAAGAATATAGTTCTAGCAATGGAAATCCAGAGTTTTTTAGAACAGGCGAAATGATTCAACTAGCCGCATGCAAAACAAGTTACCATATGGCTGGAGGAAGGAAAGCAAAAGCGACTGCTAAAGCGACTGCTAAAGCGACTGCTAAAGCGACTGCTAAAGCGACTGCTAAAGCGACTGCAAAAGCGACTGCTAAAGCGACTGCTAAAGCGACTGCTAAAGCGACTACAAAAAGAAATTATAAAAGGACAAAAAAGTCTAAAAGGTCTAAATCTAAAAAAAGAAGGGTCAAACGAAAAAAAATATAACACTATATTAATGCTTAAGTATAGAATAAAATGCACCTCTGGTTGTATAAATGATAAATCCTATTCAGATTCGTCTTCACGTATTCAAAAACTTAAGGAAAACACCCTAAATTCAAACGTACCAAAGACAAAAACGCTTTCCGTTTTACCTGATAAAAACGCAACCACTCGTACAGTTAATCGCGTAAGACGCGGGGGATCATCGGCTCCTAAAAAGGTATCTCTTTAGGCCTTTGCCCGTCTAGACTTTCCAGCCTTTCCTCTCTTCCCTCTAGTTTTTACATCCTTCTTTACAAAACCAAAGACACCTTTTTTTGTAAAGTACCCGGCCTTCTCAAGTCGCTTCTCCTTTTTCGCGGTTATGCTTTTCTTACGCGAGACAATTTCACCATGTTTGTTTTGCAATAAATCGGACTTTGTTAAACCACCCGTTGTCTTTTTAGCATTTCCGTGAAAAACCTCCGCTCTAGAACCAAAAGTTTTCATATATAATAATGAAAGAAATTTAATTGCTGTAACTTAAAATATTATGAAGTGTATTTCTATTTCCATTATTATCAATTGAATCAATCGTAATATATCCAAAATTTCCAAGAACGCTAATAATAATGGTATTTGTATAATAATTATAAGTATTGTTATCAGGACCGGTATTAATTACGCTTATAATACCTACATAACTTATAAGATTCGTTTTATCATAATTTAAAAGTGCCAGATAAGATCCAGAGGATTCAATCACATACATTCCCTTTTTCAAAGAATATTTATTATTTTTATTATAAAGAGAGTAACTATAACCGCCATAAATATTTATTAAATTAATAGGTATAACAGGAACAATCACATTGTTGACTATGCTGTTTATAATAGGCGGTGTATTTAGAAACTCTAAAAACGGGACAATATAAGATAGAGTGGGTATGAGAGGGTAAATAATATAGTCGCTTGTAATCACAGGAATAGTCGGATCAATATCTACATACCGAGTGGTATTATCAAACCTGTTATCAATAGTCGGTATAGAATTTGGGTCTAGATAAGAAATATTATTATTATATTGATAACCATAAGTAAATAAGGTTGAACGCCCCATGTATCCTTGAAAGGTAGAATAAAGAGACATCTGTCCAAAATCCGCATAAACGGTGATCCTAAGAATTCCCCAATAGAAATTATAGGATTGATTATCAGGACCTAATCCGTTTTTAAAGGACGAAGTTAAACTTTCTAATTTAACAATATCGCTCTTTCCTTTATTCAATAAAGTGATTGCGTATGCTTGTGGTATGCCATAAATGGTATAGACGCCTTTATAAAGACCGTATTGTCTATTTGAGTCATAAATAAAATCGTCGTTAAACCTGATATAAGTATTTAAGCCACTAGTTATAACATTTGCATCAGACTGCGAGTCTATACCTTTTATAAATAAATTGTTCTCTTTATTAAAATAGGTTGGCTTTTTGGAACCGGATGAATTTCCAGAGCCCTTAAAATTTATAAAACTTATACCTCCCATAAAACCGAAACTTTCACAGTAGAAACTCAAGGAAAAATCAAAGGGTTGATACACGGTTAGGGTAACCTCGTCCCAATAAAAGTTTTGAGAGATATCTTCTGTAACTCCGGGAGCATATTGTACGCCTTTAACTCTTTTTGTTGTTTTATTAGGACCTGCAAAACTAATTATTTTTTCATAACCACTATTTATTAAAAGAGCTGCATTATAAGTTCTTGGAACAATGATATAATAGGTACCATAGGTAACGGTATATCTGTATTTATTTTTACTAAAATAAACGGTATAATCTTTTAATGGAGCCATTAAGTATTTGGGACCATTAAGTTCATAGACTGTTAAGGATGTGTATTGCTCAAGGTCTTTATAGATATATTTTTCAATAATAGTAATGGGTAAATTGCCTACATTTATATAGATATATCTTACACTATAGCCCCATACGTTGTAAGCATCTTGAAAGATAAAACCTATATTATTTCCAGATGCATCTGTCGGACCATTTCTTATTCTATCATTAAATGCATACAAATATGGCGATGTAATCTCTTTTTCTATATTAATAGAATATATGGCGCCATCTGTGCCAGGCGTACCTGTATAAGTACCCATTCCTATACCATCCTTTAGCTTTGACAAAGCGAACTTTGTGTCGTAATTTGTAGGATCTGATAAATCAAACACATAAGAATATCCAGGCTCAAAAGTAAAGGTGTCGTTTATATTTTTTATTATAAAATAGGACATGTTTGATAAGACACGAGTCATTACGTAAAAAGTATATTCATAAGGAGTAAAGGTTTCTGTAACCACTACCGTGGTTGTCGTCACAATGTTATAAACCAAATTATATTCATATTCAGTTAATCCACTTATAATAACGGTCAACATTTCATTTAATTTTAACCTTACATCGTAAGTAATATTTTGCAAATCATCAAAATACTTTTTGTACAATTTATATTTGTATAATAAAAGAAGTCTTTTGTTCTCTTGGTAATCTAACCCCAAGATAGACCTATAAATACTTTCTACTCTTGTATTTTTATATACGAGTTTTGAATTTTTGTTTTGTTTAAGTGCTTGCGCCTGAATCATTTTTGTAGATAGATTATTTGTAGGGAATGAATAAATACTCTTTTCACATATTTTATTACAATTGCTCATTAATTATAAAATTGATTTATAATTAAATTATTATAAAACACTATAAAATGTCCACTATGTCTCTTGAAGTTCAGTACCAGAAGAAAACCGACAAGGAGCACATCCTTGACACGCCCGATACTTACATTGGTTCTATTGAAAATATCAATGGTCCTATGTATATCATGAAAGAGGATAAGATTGTCCTAGAAGATATTGACTATAATCCTGCTCTGTTTAAGTTATTTGACGAGGGAATTGTGAACTGTCGCGATCACGTCATTCGCACGAATCAGAAAAAGTTAAAGGACCCTGCCACTGAAGTGGTTACAAGCATCCAGGTGTCTATTGAAAATAATACAATTACTCTTATTAATAATGGCGACGGTATTGATGTTGAAAAGCATCCGACCTATGATTTATGGATTCCCGAAATGATTTTCGGACATCTACGAACCTCTACGAATTACAATAAAGACGAGCAAAAGACAACGGGCGGTAAAAATGGGTTCGGATTTAAGCTGGTCTTGATCTGGTCTACTTGGGGTAAGATTGAAACGGTGGATGCAAAGCGAGCGCTTAAATATGTTCAAACCTTTGAAAATAATATGGATATTTTAAACAAACCTACGATTACTTCGTGCAGTAAAAAGCCCTATACGCTGGTCAGTTTTACACCGGATTACAAGCGACTTGGTATGAAGGAACTTACTCAATCTATGATCTCCTTGTTTCAACGGCGTGTCTACGACATTGCCGGGGTGACAAGTAAAGAAGTAAAAGTAAAGTATAACGATGCTTTGGTACCGGTAAAGGACTTCACCCATTATGTCTCGCTCTATACGGACGCCGAAAAGGTTTCCGAGACACAAGACGGGTGGTCGTATTCGGTTTGTTTAAGCGACGAGTTTAAGCACGTATCATTTGTAAACGGAATCTTTACGAACAAAGGCGGTAAACATGTAGAATATATTACTCAGCAAATCATTAAAAAGATGATTGCTCTTATTTTGAAGAAACGTAAGATAGATATAAAGCCGGCGATCATCAAGGAACAACTTTCTATCTTTCTGAATTGCACGATTGAGAACCCGTCGTTTGATAGTCAGACAAAGGATTACTTAACCACGCCTTCTTCTAAGTTTGGTTCTAGTTGCACGGTGAGCGACAAGTTTGTAGAGAAGCTGGCGAACATGGGTATTTTGTCTGCGTCGTGCGATATGAGCGAACTAAAAGAAAAGAAGAATTCCAAGAAGACGGACGGCATTAAGAGCAAGACTTTGCGAGGTATTCCCAAGTTGGTGGATGCGAACCATGCAGGTACAAAGAATTCAACCAAATGTATTCTTATTTTGTGCGAGGGAGATTCAGCAAAAGCCGGTATTATTTCGGGTCTTTCTCCGGAAGATAGAAATATAATCGGGGTCTATCCGATGAAGGGTAAGTTATTAAATGTCAGGGGCGAGGCTCTTAAAAAGATTAATGAGAATAAAGAGATTAATGAGATTAAAAAGATTATGGGTTTGGAGACGGGGAAAGAATACGAAAATGTGAATGACCTTAGATACGGTAAGATTATGTTCATGACGGATCAAGATTTAGACGGTAGTCATATCAAAGGTTTGTGTATCAATGTCTTTGAATGTTTATGGCCTTCTCTTTTGAAGATTGACGGGTTTATCGGATTTATGAACACGCCCATTTTGAAAGCATCCAAAGGAGCCAAAAGCGTTTCCTTTTATAACGAGTCTGACTATGATTCATGGAAGGAGGAAAACCCAGGTTGGAAAATTAAATATTACAAGGGTTTAGGTACAAGCACAGGTGCAGAATTCAAAGAGTATTTTAAAGACAAGAAGGTAGTAGACTTTTATGTAAAGGAAAAGGATGATGAATGCATTGATATGTTATTTAACAAAAAGAAGGCGGACTCGCGAAAGGAGTGGCTGACGTCTTATGACCGCGACCTGCGGGTAGACAACCGAGACAAGACCTTGTCTATTGGCGACTTTGTAAATAAAGAGATGATTCATTTCTCTAAGTACGACTGCGATCGTTCTATTCCCAATTTGATGGATGGTCTAAAGGTCTCTCAGCGAAAGATTCTTTATAGCGCGTTTAAAAAGAATTTGACCACCGAAATCAAGGTAGCGCAGTTTAGTGGTTATGTCTCAGAAAATTCCGGATACCATCATGGCGAGGCAAGTTTGAATGGAGCGATTGTAAATATGGCCCAGGACTTTGTGGGGTCAAACAACATCAATTTGTTTTCGCCTAACGGTCAGTTCGGAACACGTCTTCAGGGCGGTAAAGACAGTGCATCGGAGAGGTATATCTTTACAAAGCTAGAAAAGATTACTCGTTATCTCTTTAATAAAAGCGATGATCATATTTTAAGTTATTTAAATGATGATGGTCAGCCGGTTGAACCCATCTTTTATGTGCCGATTATTCCTATGATTTTGGTCAATGGTTCAAAGGGAATCGGTACGGGGTTTAGCACCGAGATTCAGTGCTTTAATCCAAGAGATTTGGTACAATACATTTTAGATACTCTTGCAAAAAGGCCTGCGAACAAGGATTTCGTTCCTTATTACAGAGGCTTTCGCGGAACAATTGTGAAAGAAACTGACACGCGGTTTATCACAAAGGGTGTCTATGCGATTAAAAAGAATATCGTAGAGATTACGGAACTTCCTGTTGGAACCTGGAACGAAGATTACCTCATTTATCTTGATAAGTTGGTTGAAGATGGCGTGATTAAAGATTTCAATGATATGTCAACCGATAAAGTTGTTAATTTTAAAATAACTCTTGGAAAGGAGTTTAATGAAGAGGAGATTGTAAAGACGCTGAAACTGTACTCGTATCTATCCTTTTCAAACATGAACTTGTTTAATCACGAAGAGAAACTGGTACACTACAATACGATTCATGAAATATGCGATGACTTTATTGTTCAAAGGCTACGATACTATGATATGCGTAAAGAATATCTTCTGTCTGTTTTAACAAAAGAGATTGAGATTTTAAAAAATAAATACAACTACATTCAAGAGATCTTAGAAGAGACGCTTGACCTGCGAAAAAAGAGTACTACTGAAATATGCAGTATTCTTTCGGAGAAAGGTTATTCAAAAATAGAGGGGTCTTATAATTATCTTATCAAAATGACAATGGACTCTGTATGCGAAGAGAATGTAAATCATTTAAAAAGTCAATACAAAGAAAAAGAGGCCGAGTATAAAGAAATAGAAGCCGTTACCATTCAAGATTTATGGAGCAAAGAACTTAAGGATTTGGAAAAAATGTTATAATCTAAAATCTAAAATCTAAAATCTAAAAAAATCTTTTAAACTCCAAGCCTTTATCCTTATGGATATAGGTTGGCATCTCTAATGGAGAGATTAAAGTAGAAGAATCTTTTTTATACTTTATATACGACTCTATTTCGCTATATATTTTTGGAGCACAATGCGCGATGACTCTAGAATTTAACACCTCAATCTGCTGTGTAATATTATCAGGATGATTTAAACTATACTGCAAAAAAGTTGACCTCATAATAACATAAAGTTGATCATAATCTTGCGTATCAATAATATGTGTATTATTTGATAATTTATATACCGCCGCTTTAATGCCGTTTTCTATAATAGTGACATTCGCGGCTGAAAAAAACAAGACAGACAACTGCGAGTTTTGTAAGGTATGTTTCAAAGCATTGGAAAAATAGGTTTTATCTACACTTTTCACCTTTTCTTGAAGAAATAGGGGCGTTCCACTAGGAAGATTTAATAAATTTATACGTCCATTTGATTCCATTGAACTATATAATATTTTATTTTTTTATTATAATGGACTTTTATAAAAGCATTTTAATTCTAGCAGTATTAAGTTTAATCATTGTATTGTCAATATTTGGAGTTATTTTATCAAACATGAGTAAGAAGCAGATATACCCAGCAAGTATTTCAAAATGCCCAGATTACTATAGTTTAGTTTCTGGAACATGTGTTTCAAATGAGACTCTTTATTCAAAAAGCCATGAAGTAAAATGTAGTAATGTTGATTATACTACCGATTATTATAATGTCTCGGGAACAGGACCTAACAGCGGGCTATGTTCAAAAAAGAAATGGGCAAATGAATGCGGAGTATCTTGGGACGGAATTACAAATAATAGTAATATTTGTTATTAGTTAAAGTATAGTTTATATAAAAAAATAATGGTTGATGACAAGTTTAAAGAATTAAAACGTTGTTTAAATTCAACAAAACCTATATATATCTATGGTAAGTCAGGTGTCGGAAAAACTGAGCTGATTAAAAAACTTGATAATGTGCATTTTATTTCCATACAGGATATAAATGATTATGAAGACATTCTTCTTTTTATGAAACCAAGTATTATTGAATTATTTAATAAAAAGGAGTGTTCTAAAATATGCGTGATAGATAATATTGATTACTTACATACTCATGAAAAAAAGGTACTTACAAGTTTTTTAAAACAATTTAAGTTAGAAGAAAAAAAGAAAAAAACCCGAAGCTTTTCTATTATTTTATGCGGGACGAATATACACGACAAAAAAATAAAAGAAATCCTAAAATTATCAAACATGATCACGATACAAAAAGAGGTTCATCTATCCCATAATCAGTACGAGAAAAACATTCAACATAACATAAGACAGATTATGATGAAAGAATTTAATGAGGACAATATTATAGAAAATGAAAAGGCTACCCAAGCCCTATTTTTTCACGAAAACATCGTGGATTGTATCAAACCTGAACACTATTCTTTTTATTACAACTTTCTAGAAAATATTTGCGTGGGTGATTATTTTGATAGAATAAGTTTTCAAAAACAGTTATGGATATTTAATGAAATGACCTATTTTATCAAAATACTTCATAATTATTATTTGTATAAAAAAACAAAAATACCTTGTAAAAAGGTTCCCGAATATAGATTCACAAAGGTACTAACAAAATACAGTAATGAATATAACAATAACACCTTTATTATTGGGTTGTGTAATAAATTAAATTGTTCTAAAAAGGAGTTATATTATAGAATTGTACGAAAAAATACGGAGGAACTTAGTCAAATAGAAATTAACCGCGCTTCCTTATATTTTCAACTAAAAGCTTAATATAATCCTTGCATTTATCTAATTCTTGACGCAACTCTAAACATTCTTCCGTTTTATGTTTTAGAGCCTCTAACAATTCCTTTGGATTTATCTGAAATGACTTATTTTCAGATGTATTTATGGTAATCATCTTCGCCTTTTCTTCTCTCCTTTTAATTTCTAATAATACGTCAGGCTTATTTTGAATGTCTCCAGGCAGATAATCTTTTAAAAGCAAGGGCAGGTCGGTTGTATAAAACTTTTGCAATTCTTTTGACTTTACAAATACCTTTACCTTTACAGACGATTCCTTGCAGTTTGGATTCTCTGGATCTATTAACTTTCGTTTATCAAACGTATTTTGTTCATGCGAAAAGACAAGGATCGTTTTGAATGGGTCTAATTGAATAAAGGGTATCGTGTAGTTTTTTAAAAAGAATTTCTCTTCTGCTAACTGTGCCGAGTCTTCGTATTTGGTTTGCTTTAAAAGTTCTCTTTTAAATGCAAAGGTTCCGGCCGTTGCGTGATTTTGACCATACGGACCAAAACGATACATTTTATTCATTTCGTTAAACCATAAATAAACTTCGCTTGACCCGGCACATAACGCCTTTGAACCCGTTAATTTTTCAACCGAATGTTCAACCCGTTGAGGCGGATAATAGTCATCATCGTCTATATAAACCAAGATGGCATCATCCTCTTTAAAGGTGCATTGATCGTGCATAAAATTTCGCTTTTCTCCAAGAGCCATTTTCTTTTCAACCGGTACATACTTTACAAAAGGAATGTGCGAGACAAGATCTCCTATCTTATCTGTACCATCATCTATAATTACCCACTCCATAAGCGCCTTGGGATAGGTTTGATTCATCACGACTTCAATAAGCCCTCTGAAAAAGGGGCGCCTATTAAAGGTAGGAGTGCATATACTAACTCGCGGTTGAGACATTATACAATTAGATAATTATAATTTATATTAGTTTTTAAACATTATATACCCAACTGCTACCGTAATAAATATCGCAATGTATAATAAATAGGCACCAAGTACATCCTTTACGTGTATTAATAAAAGAAATAGTAAAACTACCATGACCACATGCAACGCAGGTGTTATTATTTTAGTAAAATTTTTTGTTCTAAAAGGTAAAATAAACGCACTGAATGCTATTTTAAACGCAATATATAAAGAAGCACTTAAGGCCATAAAAAATGGAAGAAACACTCCAAAAATAGAACCTAAGAAGGTAAATATATTTACAAAAAAGAAGAATATATTGGTTGTACTTAAGTCGGGTAATCTTATCAAACGAAACATGTTAAATATAAAATCTATCACCTGTCTGGTTAACGTTGACATATCCGTACCTAGTTTAATTTTAGTTGGATCCAAATCTTCAGGCAAAAGCTTCAATACAAAATTAATGGAGGTTATAATTGCAAAAAAGGACAAAAACATGCATTCTACCGATGACGAGGATATAATCATAGCGAGTAATGCGCTTACATTTGCATAAATTGTCGCGACCGACAATATTAAAAATAATGGGATGACAATAAGAACTACCATGGATAGTATGCTAATTAAATTCATAATAATAATATTCATAAACCCTCTTTTACCATTTGTATCCAGAAAACTGTTTGGATCAAAATCCTTATATCCACCGTTATCGTATTTGAAATAAGGTTTAAGTACTCCTTTGTTTACGTTTTCAACTAAAAAATAGAAGGTGACCAATAAAAGAGTAAAGGGTACGTATACAGGAATCTCAGAAAGCATTTTTAAAGAACTGTGCAAAATATTCAACGTCTTTTGAATCCATACAAAATTATGTAATCTTAAATACAACATCCAATAAACTAAAACTGCAAATGCTCCGCTTGTATTTGTGGTGTCTTTACATTTTTCTTGAAATTCTGAAGAAAATTTATAAGCCTTTCTACCATTCATGATATCGTTAAAAATTTCAACAATCGGTTTATCTTCTTCCTTTTGTGCCGGAGGGTCTTGAAACTCAACTGTACCTCCACAAAATCCGCCCTCGTTTTTTATCATAGTTATATCATGCTTATATTCGGCCGAGACAAAGGGGAATTTTTTTAAATCATTTGGATATAAAAAATCAGGGTCCGCTTTAAGTATCAATAATATGGTTATCACAAATACTGAAATTACAAATATAACGACAAAATCATTAAAAAATAAATAGAATAATCTTGTTATCTTATCCATGGTAGAAGACGACGTGTAAATGGCGTCCGTTTTTAAAAATTCGGCTTGTGCGGTTGTATTTTTAACATAGGTATTCTTCGCACTATCTATTGCTTTAACCCCCTCTTTTGTTGCATTTAAAAGTTTTTGTTGTTCAGATTCTTTAATAGTAACGGTTCCTCTGTTTACTTCATATTTGTTTATGCCCGCAGGATTTCCTTTAAATCTGTATTGTGTTGAGTTATTGGTTAATACTATGGTTGTTCCGTTTTCTGTATTGGTGGATGATGGTGCAAAAGTAATGGTAAGTTTAGAACTGGATCTAGTCCCTGTTAATTTATAGCCCTTTGAGCTATTTTCAATTTTAAATCCGCTAGATATTTTGATAGAGGTTGAATCGGGTCCAACCAGCGTATAGGTAACCGTTGTATCATCTTCAGGTAAATCAGGTGTATCTCCTTGCCAATAATAATATTTTGGAACTTCTATATTTACAAAATCGGCCATTTAATTATATATATTATTTTATAATGTGGATACAAATATTATTAATTCTTGTCATTGTTGTTTCTGCGTTTTCTATAAAAGAAGGGTATCGGTCCGGAGACTATAGACCGGATATGTTTTCTTCAAACGAATGTCATCCTGGTCTTAAATGTGTAGATAAGACCAATTTTTAACGCGCATAAACTAAAGATGCCTGTCCGCTAATAAATCTTAACAAATTATATCTCTCTTCCGTAAAAAACAAATCAAAGGTATATTTGTATAGTGTATTTCCTTGTGTAGTACCTATCACAGTTCCTTCCGCATCACATATAGTAATAAAGTTGGAATTTGTCTCGTCTATATCAGGCAATATAGTAGAAATATCTAGTTCAATCGTTTTAAACTTACTTAAATTAATAGCACCTGAAGGCTGTAATTCAAACGGACTCGTATTCAAACTGAAACTATAACTATAAATATAATCATCTGAATTACCCGTACTGTTTTTGTATTTTTCAAGATAATTAAAAATGCCTGACTCCAATGAATCTTCTCTTAGTTGTCCGTCAAATATAATAGATAATCGTGTAAGTATTTCACGTCTAATTTTAGTATCTAAATAGTCAGAAATAAAGTAATCATTATAAGTTGTTTCAAATACTTTTTCAGAACCAATTGGCGCAACATTCAAGTAATCCACGCCCGGGCCAAAATAATTACCATTAAACTGTAAATTATATTTATCGGTAGGAGCCGGAAGCAAATCAACAGGCATTTTATTCAAATAATCCCAATTTGAATAATTGGACCACTCGTTTCTTTTATACACATCATTACGTTTAAAAACCCATACCCAACTACATACAAGAGCCGTGGTATGTAGGCGGATCCGATTGTTTCCTGTGACATTTGGATATATATTTTCCTTAATATCCTTTATCAAATATCTTTGCTCGTTTAAAGCAAATATTTTTGCCTCTTCGTCCGTTAAAAACCCGTAGGTTGACATCAAGTGTATGTCGGTATTCCATGAATTATTTTTATTTTCATAATGAATTGCCTGAAGTAATATATTTGGAGGCGGTTGTAGAAATCGGTACATGCTATGGTATTCATTTTTGAAATCGGGTTGTATGGGAGCAAGCCCCTTTGAAGTTGGCTGTGTTACATCTTGTATTGTAAAAAGGTCCTTTATCGGTCTTAATGTTATATCTATGGTAACCTCATTATATTGTAAAGCCACTAAGGGTAATGCCATTTTAGGCGAGTTCATAAACCAGAAATGCAAAGGAACATAAATAGTTCTACCGTTTATGGAGGGCGCAGACCAGTCCGAAATGTTCGTATTAGGTTCTGTTATGGTATGAGGTTTTGGTGTAAGAAAAAAACTAATCGGGTAACGATCAATACGATTGTATGCATTGTCCGGGTCATACATTTCTTTCGTGTGACCAATCATTTTATAGAAAAGGTCCTTCTTTGTTTGTGAAAAGTCTCTTTCTGCCATATTTTTTAGGTATTCACCACTAAACTCTTGAATTTTCTGTCCGCCTATGCTAACAGACATTTTTTTAATTATGTTTGCGCCTATGTGAGAAATCCATCTAAAATTATAGGGTCTCCATGTTTGCTCTTCACTGCTAGGCGGTATAATGGGACTCCATATATCCGGTAAATTGAATACAAGATACGCGTCCATAAGTAATTCAGCATTTCTAGGAATTTTAAAAGTCAACGAGGTCTCTTCATTTAGTTTTAGATTTCTTTGACCCTCGTGATCTATACGGAATTTTTGCATACCAAAATTAGTGTATTTTGAATAGACCGTTTTAAAAAATGTTTTGCTTGGATTACCATTTACTATTATGTTTTGATTTCCATAAGAAATAATATTTAATAAACCACCTGGCATTATATGCTATAATGATATATATATTTAAATATATTCATAATATAATTTAATGCCACCGACCAAGACGGACGCGGTTGCTAACGGATTTATAGAGATGATTAGTCAAAATGCAAAACAATATGCTTTAAATGTGGTTATATTTATTATTGTCTCCGCTTTTTTCATTTATATTTATATTATTTTGAGAAGGGACAAAAATAACTGTAAAACTTTAGATACCAAAATGAATACAAATATTGTACCATTACTCAAAAATCCTAAAATAAACCTATCCACCACTGCATTGAATCAAACCTTTATAAAGACTGCCTATAACTGCTGTTGCTCTGGACAATTCAAAAATGATTATGTGAATTTTTGCGCTTTAATTAATTGTGCAAAACAAGGAGTAAGAGCACTGGATTTTACCGTTTATTCATTAAAAGGTAACCCTGTGATTGGTGCATCCACTATTCAATCAAATGAATACAAAGAAACCTATAATAGTCTTCCTTTTTCAGAAACAATGGCACAAGTATATCAATATTTTGTAGCCTCTAATATCAATTGTCCAAATATAAGCGATCCTTTATTTTTAATATTTAGAGTTCAAAGTCTACTTAAAAAGACATATGACGAAATGTCGTCCATTTTGAATTCAACCTTTGGAGACAACAGCTTGAATGGGAATATGATTTTTTATGTAAAAAGTAATGGTGATAAACCATTGGATAATACATTATTAAGCGCTTTAACCAATGATAAGATTCAAGGATGTAAAGTAATTATTATTGTAGACCTTACCGGAGTTCAAAAGGATTTATATAAAAAGAGTAATCTGTCACGCATGAGCGCGCTTGATATTGGTAATGGAGACAATGTTATCTATAGAGAAACCGATTTGATTCAGTCGCCTGACATAGACAACCTAACCACACCATCCTTGTCCGTTTTATACCCTGATTATTCAAATAGCAGTAATAATTATAATTTTATAAATGGATTGAAGTATAAAATTAATTTTATCGGATTATCCTTTCAAACAGATGACGTTCATTTAAAGGTATTTAATGGTATGTTTTCAAAGAGTTCCATTATTCCCATTGAAGACCCAAATGTAAAGACTCTTGTTAAAAGTTATTAAATAACTAAATAATATATGCCCGATTTAGATACGGCGTTGATTGAAAATCAAAGAATTCAAAAAGAACGCAAAAAGAAACTTTATACCAAACCCGGACTGTTTCGTACCGTAGACGATTACATGATACGCAAGCAACTGATTGGATATGGTGGCATGGCGATTAACATGTCTCTACCCAAAGATAAAAAATTTTACGGAGACAATGATGTGCCAGATTACGACTTTTTTAGTATGAAGGCGATTCCTGATATTATTGAACTTTGCGAGATTCTTGGAAAAACGTATGAAGACGTTGAAGTAAGATCGGCTCTTAATGCCGGCACCTATAAAATTTTTGTTAATTCCATACCTCTTGTAGATATTACTCAAATAGAGGACGAATTATTTAAAAATCTCAAGAAAAATGCGATCATCATTAATAAGATATACTACGCGCCTTATAACTATTTAAGAATGAGTATGTACCAGGAGTTGTCTCGGCCTCTAGGCGACCTAACCCGTTGGAAAAAGGTATACGAACGTCTTGACCTATTAAACTCAACTCATCCTCTTATTATAAGACGTTGCAACGTGGACGATCATACTCCAAAATCGCCCCTCTTTAAAAAGGTATTATCAAAGATATCTTCGTGTGTATTATTTGGAGACTATGGTATGTATTATTATCAGCATTTATTCCCTGAAAAGTTCAGAACCGAACAACAGAACTGTGTTTATGTATTATCCGATGAGAGTATTTGGGATAAGTTAAAGACGATAGAGCACACAAAAACGCAATACAAGAATAAGTTTTTGAATGTCTATGAAGTGAAAGTAGATGGAATACCCATGCTTTATGTTTTTATAACTGACTCGTGCCAGTCTTATAACGTGATTCAGGTAAAAAGTAAAAAATTAAAGATTGCGTCTTATGATACTATCTTATCTATTTATTACGGATTATCTTTTATGAATATAAAAACTATCAATAAGTTCAAAATATTATCCTATTGCTATTTATTAAATAACATAACCTTAAATGAGGATGAGGATCCTATTTTGAGACGCTTTAGAATGCCTTGCAAAGGCGAACAATCCACCTATGAGAGCCTAAGACTGGAGCGAGACAAAAAATACAAAGAGTATCGGAAAACCGGAAAAAATAGGAAGTTATTTTTTAAGTACAAACCAAAAAGAAGCGAGACAAAAAAATTAAAAAAAAATTGAATCCAATATCATTCTAATACTTAATAGCATCAAAAATGAACTACCGCGAAGTCGTAAACAACATTATCTCCGATGCAAAGATGCTCACCAAGATGACGGCTCGTCAGTCGTCTATCTTCAGGCGGAAGATCTATGGTCGTATTAATGACGCAACCGAGAGAGAGGAGATGCATAAGGAAATCCCCTATCCAAATAAGAAGCGTAAGATAATTGACAAGGATAACAACATCGGCTCCTTGTTGGTATTGTACAAGGGGTTGATGGAAAAGTATACGACTTTTACAAATCGCTCAAAAATCATTTTAAAAAAGAATTACGAGTTGGAAGCTGAGCTGAAAAAGGCAAATGACCAACTATTCTATACTAGAATTGCAATTCTTCTTTATCAAGTGATTCTTCTGGGGATTCTCCTATCCATTCTATGGATGGATAATATAACTATCAACTTTTACCAACGCGAGTATCAGAAATTTAAAAAAATCTGGGTTGAGTTCATCTATGATTGGAGTATCTTTATTCTGGAACACTATCTTGTTCCATTCTTAACCGTCGCAGGTCCTTCTTTGAAACAAGGCTTTAACTTTGTTCTAAAAACCTACGTCTTTCCATTCTTTGAGTTTCTCATGTGTTCTTTCCATCTAATCGTGGCGATTCTTATTGAAGACTACATAATTCCGTCTTTCAACTTTATGTTCCCTTGTTACAACCTAACCGCTTTGGCTTACTAATCCTATGGCTTACTAATGTATCGGATTAATAAAATTGAAACGTATAAAACCAATTTTTTATTATATTATAATGACCTTTTATGCAGTGATTCGTGAAATGGAAGAAATGATGAATATGCGATTACCTGAAAAATTTATCGTATCAAAAAAGTCAATGATTCAGACCGCGTATCCAGAACAATACATTCTATATCAAAAACATGAGGATGTTAGACGTCTTTCGGAATTAGTGGTAACGAGAGTTTCGTCTCTCTCTTATTTAATCGTGATTCCAAGACCTTTAATGCCGTCTATTACAGTGGAAGAGGCTGTAAAACAAGGCGATAAATATAAGGAAACAAAAGGCGAAAATAAAAAATATGCAAAATGGGTAGTGGACTCCTTAGAAGAGTTTGAAAAAAAATACCCCGAAGAATACCGATCCTTTATTAGATCGCCTCCTATTTATAAAGGAAATTCTTATCAAGACTTAACAAACACGATGAAGATTAGGTCTTGTTATAACGCCATTTTCCTAAGCATTCTTAAAGAATATGAAACAAAGGTACTGGAAACTTTAAAGGAAACATTGGAAAAGAAGCCTTCTAAGCCGAGAGCGAAACCTAGAGCCAAGAGTGAAAAGGCTGAAAAGGCTGAAAAGGCTGAAAAGGCTGAAAAGACTACCAAGAAAAGGAGTATACCGGCTGCAATTAAAAAATTGGTTTGGAACAAGAACATTGGCGAAGATGTGGGTAAATCTAAATGTTATTGTTGCAAATCAACGGATATTACGCAAACATCTTTTCATTGTGGACACGTGATCGCCGAGTCTAAAGGGGGTAAGACCATTGTAAGTAATTTAAAACCCATATGTCAAAACTGCAACTCTAGCATGGGAACAAAAGACATGAACGATTTTATGACATCTCTTTTATAAATGCATAATTTAAAAACTGCGTAATTAAAAAGCCAGCTTGAATGAAGATAAATCAATAAGAGTTACCGTAATCAGTAAGGCGAGTCCGTAAAGCAGGGAATAGAATAGAAGTCCTACCTTTGATATTCCGCCGCCTGTAATACGTATAAAATCACCAAATATCACTACTAAAATAGAAACCAAATAGGTCTTCACTTTAATGTCGCTAAAGATGATAAAAAACAAGATTGCTAAAATAATAATCTTATGTTTTTCTTTTAGATCATATCCGGAGGATTGAGGTGGAGGTTTAGGTCGCGTGTCCTCAAACCTAACCTTTTTTGTTTCTTGAATCAGTACATTTTCATCAGGCGCGCGATTATTTCTTAACTGATTTTCAGGCAAGTCGTAAGTATTTGGAGCGTTTGTATCTATGGGTAGGTCGTTGATGTTGGTCGTGTTTTCCATATAAAATAAAACAACTATTCTAAATATAGAATTATACCTCAATTGTTTTTTTGGTTGAACTACAGGTCACCATTTTTTCCTCGGGTTTGTAACATTTATCGTTGTATTTAATAATCTTTTTTTTGCTAAAATCCGGAGCATTGTATACGATACAACTTCTGGAAGTGCAACTCATCCTAAATAAAGTGGATAAACCAAGACCTAATATGATAGACATAATAATGACACCTGACCGACTAGATAAGAATTTTTTTATATTAAACATTATATTAGAACTTTATTTTTGTTTTATTTTTGTATTTTAATCTGGTGATATTTATTTACGTCACTCGGACACGCCACTTCATTTAAGTCATAGGTAAAACAATTGTCGGTCTTGTCCTTATACTGGTACTGATCTTTATTATCTGGTGTAGGATACATTATGATGACTTGTTTATGATCATCCGAAATGTATATATATAAAAGACCAATCGCTAAACTTATTATAAAATACTTAATATCTATGTATTTTCCCATTAAAATGGTATTATATTTTAATATCTACCACGGGTTCATAGTTTATCATAGAGCGAAATACTACTTTCCCCTCTTCCATCGTGGGAATAATATTTACGTTTTTTTCTAATCTTTTTCCTAATTCTCCTATTTTTAAATAGGCTTCCTTTTTATCATTTATATCCATAAACTTGTACATCGCAATGTTTTCATTGATTTCATTCATTAAAATGTCTCGGCTTGATTTTATTTTTTCATCGCGGTCGGTTTTTATTTTTAGCTGTGTATCGTAGAGCCGTTTCAACTTATCAAGATCACTTTTATAACGGTCGTAATCTTCCATGCTGTCTTGTAAGTCATAAAAAATGTCATAATAAATATCAATGCGTTTTTTTTCTAAATTTACAATTTTATCCTTTAGTACTCTTAAATATTCCGTTTCATTCATGTATCTAGTCTTCTCTTTATCAATCGGGTTTAAAGAATAATCCGTTCTTAAAGACTTTATTTTTTCGGCATCACCTTTGCTAAGAGCCTTTTTTAAAGTTCGTTTATATTTATCTTCTTTCTGTTTTTTATCGCGATAATAAGAGTCCATATATTACATCGGTATATTTGTATATACTTCCTGCTTCATTTTCTGATAAGTATGCAATTTAGACATGATGTATTCTTTTTTCTTTCGTTCCCTTTCCTTTTTTAGATTAGGGTCCTGATTTCCTTTATAAAAAAGCCAAGAGACAAATGCGACAATTAAACAAAAAAGAATAAATAGGGTAAGATTAAATAGAAAACTATTCTCAAGAAATTTGTGATATCTGCTTGTTTTTAATTCTGAATTTAAAATGTACTTAATAGATGGTTCTACTAAAGATGGTTTCATTTATATTATAAAGAGTAATATTGTAAAAAATATAACGCTATAATACATTATGTCAGATTTGAGCAGTTTAGCAAATACATCTGTTGTAAATTATGTATCATTTTGTTTCCTTTTTTTTGTGTTTAAATACCGATACTTTACCAAGGATAAAATAATGTGGATATTTATATTTTTTTCGTTAGCATGTATCTTACAATTCATTAATAATATATATTTATCCTCGCTTCCTTCTTTCTGCGGAGAGGCGCAAGCGGGAGTTGCCATGTATGCAACCTTAATGCCCTGGATCATTATTTTTGGAACGTTCTGTATATTTCTTGTTCTTTTTCCTGGATGGCTTCGGGTGTTTTCAAATACTTTTGGCTTAAAAGCCGCGCAAATGTTCGGCATAGATGATGTCATTAATCAAATTTTAATTGTACCCGATGAAAGAGATCAGGCGATTAATAGCGCGGGTAATGATATTAATGTGTTAAGAGCAATAGAATCTATTTATACCGGAAAAACTATTTTAATAAATGAGATGAAACCCGAGGATTTCGTAATCCTTCCAGGCGGACCTGTTGACACAGAGGGTAACCCCTTATTGAAAAATGGAGAACGCTATCCAGAAAAAGATCAAGATGGTAAAAAACTTGAATACTATGACTCTAAATTATTGAGTAAATTTATTCAAATGAAATTTCTTACAAAAGCGCCACCGGATCTTGTTACCAAGTTACACGAAAAGATTCTTCTAAAAGATACGGTCGGTTATTTTATTTGGTTTTTATTAATTGGTTCTCTTACTGTATTAGTAAGCACAAATACCCTCTTAAATAGTGGATGTGCTACTAAAAATGGTGATTATAATGCCATCTTTAATAGTTAAAGTTAAAGTTAAAGTTAAAAGTTAAGTATTTATGAATATACAATTGTATCTAACATGCATAAAATACAGTACAATAAAATAAGAAAAAATGGCTAATAATATACTAACCAACCATAAAGGAAGAATAGTAGTATTTTTATAACCCACGCCAAATTGTCTCAGATAATCATGTTGATTGTTATAAATAAAAGACGGTCTTGTCATCACAATAATGGAATATAATAATATATATACAAACATAATCATAACAAGACGACTAATATCCATTTAAATATAGACAATACTTTTAATTTAAAAATATTCATCTCCATCAAATCCCTCTACATTTTCCCCATCGTCTAGCCCGTAGGTTCCGTAGTTGTCTTCGTCTACAAGATCCATACCCTCTCTAATCTTTTTAGCCTCTTCAAATACTTCATTATATAACGATTTATCGTATTTGAATATGCTTTTTGTCAAACCCGTATTCCATTCTCCTAATTTAAGCTCCTTCAAGGTGTTTTGGGCTTTCCTCGCCTCTCGCGATAAGTTTTTCAATGCATCGGTCTTAATCTGTGTCTCGGATTTTTTTGCCATGTCCGTAATAAATTCTATTTTCTGATTGTCAAAATTAAGTGCGGTGGAGTCCTCGTTTGCAAAGAGGGCAACGACTACCTTCATGTACTCATTCATCTTAGGCGACTTTAATGAAACGTATTGTTGGAAGATGGAGACAAAAATATAGTAATAAATAACGTTCTTCGTCTTCTGGTTATGAATGGGCAAGGTAATCCATCTTTTAAAATCATCAAATTCCGAATCTGATTTATTTAGATTAAAAAGGAGTTCCTCGTTTTTATGGAAGGATTCAATGTTCCTGTAATAATTAAATATGTTTTGTTGTATTTCCATAATATGTTTTTTATCTAGGTCCCAGTGTTTAGGAATATTATAATTTGTTTTAGAATTTTTAATCTTTTCAGGGAAGATAAATAACAAGGATTTAATTTTGTTTAATAGAATGTGATTCATAAAATTTAAATGTTCAAGATTTTCAGGCAAGAACTCATTCTTTTTATTGTTCCTAAAGAGAGTATTAAACTTCAGACATGCTTCCGACCTTTTTTTGTCTGCCTTGGGTACCTGCGATAAAATACTTATTATTTTTTTATTTGTCTCTTCTCCACAGAAGTCATAGATTTCTTTGGCCTTGTTCTCTTTGATCCAATCATCTATCTGATTCTTTACTGCAACCTTATGCACCTTCGTGACAATGGTCCTGTCTATTTTATGGGATATATCCTTTATAATCTCTATAAAAACCTCCTCGGGTACCGGTTTAAAATTTTTAATCTTTGCGATTTTCTCTCCTATTTTATCCTTTTTATTGTAATCGGGTGGCTTTACAATACCATACTTTTTAAGCTTCTCGGGAAACGGTTGCTCGGTATCAAACATAAACCACCGGATAACTCCTCTGTATATGACGGACTCTTCATAGGATGCCGAGACATTTCTGTGCATCATTTTAGTCGGAACCGCGCAATACATGTGATTTAATTTTTGAAGTTCATTCTTTTTATCCATCTTATGTTTTACGGCAAAAACCTCTTCTAATTCTGTGAGTTTTGCATTCTCTAACATATATTCAAAGACATCATTGTTCTTTTGACAGCACGTATTAATTAAATAAGGTTGTTTAAGACTATTGGTCATGATGGCCGTCTGCTTTGAAATGTGTTGATTTATTTTAGATTGGATGATAAAAGACAAGGTCATCATTTTTTCAAAGGGCGACTCGGATAACACTTGAATGGGTTTTATAATATTTAATCTTGGATAGAATAAAGACCAATTATACTCCTCCGTATGTTCCTTTACGACGACCTGTACTTCTCGCTTAGCAACTAACTTATCATTGACCTCTTTTATAGGCAATACAAATTGTTTGGTGTAGTTTGCCAATGTCTCAATCATCGTTTCTATTTTTGTTCCCTTTACGCTTTCCCATGGCTCTGTCTTACGCGATATTTCTTTTACAATGCAACACATATATTTGAGACCTTTATACCCCTTATCCTCTAGATCAAGAGGGTAACCTTCAAAAGATTTTACGCAATTGGGGAAAGGTTTTGAAAACTTAACATCTCCGACTAAGGTTTGTATAAAAATGAAACAGTGCGCCATAACCGAATAAACAATGATGCTGTTTTCATTCTTACTTTTAGTACTCGTTAACGTAAGCGTAACGGATTTCATTACAAGGTCAAACAATTCATCCGTATATTTTTTTTCTATTAAAACCCCGCTATAGGAAAGCAACGCGTTAATGGCATTCTTTACCATTTTGTCCTTTGGATTTTCTTCTACAAACTCCTCGTCTTTTTCTATGACTTCGTGGAAAACATCTTTAAACCCCTCCGAATTATAATCCTCGTCTTCGTCAAATTGAATCGCCTTGATCGGGTATCCGCTGTATTTATCTACGTAGTAATCAAAATTATCGCTTAATTCTCCTTGGCGGTCGCAAATCATTTGCAGGGTCTCCGGATAAGTATTTGTCTTTAAAAAGGCGTCGGATAATTCTAGTAAAAAGGTTGGAAGTAATTTAACATTTGATTCAATACAGTAAAACCAATGCGGATCTTCACCGGTTTTCGTATAATTTTTTATGAATAGCTGTAGGGCCTTGTATTTATTGGATAACACCTGCTCTTTTAGTATCTTTCCGCGTAACTCTAAATAAGGCGATATGTCTTGGGGAATATTATCTTTTTGTAACTCTAGGATTCTGTAATTATATTTTTCCGTATGATATTTCATTTCGTGCTTCAAATGTTTCAGTTGAAGAGACCTAAGACGCGATAGATGTCCCTCGTCATCTATCTTTACCTTTTTTAGTTCCTTTTCTCTCAGCTTGTCTGTCTCAAAGTTCTGTATCATTTCATTAATCCGTTCCTTGAAGGCCTTATCCTTATTTACTTCTTGACAGTCGCCCTTGATTCTCACCAAATTTTTGTTGAGACAACCCGCTTCCTCCGTGGACGGTTTCCATGCACTACCGTCCCAAATGAATATCTTCTTGGTTTCAAGAACCTCGCATTTCTGATTTTTTAATACGTGATAGGTTACAATAAACTCCTTTACAAATTGTATATCGTTTTTATCAAAATGAACCTTTACTTGATCAATATTATATTCACATACCTTTTTAAGTTTTATAATAACATCGTCTAGAGTAAACATGGAGTTTCTTTTCACTAATTCTCTATGTAATAATTCGCCTGCACTGATGATTCCTTTTTCCCACGGTATATCCTGCAAAACAATCTTCTTATTATCTTCTTTTCGCTGTTGGTCTGTCTCGTATATTTTTTGTATTCGTTCCTTTTGCGGGGTTTCAAATTCTTTTTTAATAGAAAGAATCATTTGTTCTACTTCTGAATCCAGCACTCTGATATTTTGATTTGTTTGTAACGTGTAATAATGATAACAGTCAATTAATCCAGACTTAAATATTTCACTAATAGAATAAAAGTGATCATTCTTTAGAGGCTGATAATCTCTTAATAGAGCGCCGATGACTGTCATATCTTTGATAATGTCGGGCTGCTTCTTTTCGCGCGTATTCAGCCTACGATTTTCTGCCTCTGATCTATAAAACTCGTTCACATTCTTTTTTAAGATTGCAAAAAGTATATCGTAAGTGGTTTTATTCAACTTATCTATTTGTAAGGTCTCCAATTCCTTTAAGATATGCGTGAAGTTCAAAAACTTAGTGTTTAAATAACAATTTATAAAGTCTTCAAAGGGAGGCATCAATTTTTGAATGTATTCTTGATAGGTTGCACAGTCATTTTTATACCAGGTGATTTCATGATTAAATAATTCGCACGAGGCTTTATACGAATCGTCTACATTGGCTACATTTATGTCGTCCTCTTTTCTAAACATCATTTCATAATAGGGGGTTCTTGAAAGATTGGACCTTAACAATATGTTGGAGTTAAGTTGGTCTCTCAACTTATAATGTAAATAAATCCGGGGTTGTACGATAACCGAGTTGGAGACAAAGGGTTCGCTTATCGGAATTTTAAGAAGCTCGTTCAATAGATACACTTCCTTTCTTTTATTAAGTATTTCATTTTTGTCATAATTTGTCTCCGTCACAAGGGAACTAAAAGGTTTTAACATTTCCTTTTGATAGTCTGCAAAGGGTACATTTTTTAGAGAGGGGTCTTTAAAGATGAAGTCATTTAAATCATTTAATTTATAATTGTAGGATTTTATATATTCAACGTCGCCAAGATCCAAGAACTTGATTTTGACCTTGTCTGAAACGGGTGTAAACAAAGGATTGGTATTCTTTATAAAGGATTCGTGATATTGGTCTGACGGTAGTTTAAGTATTTTTACACCATCCTCAAAAGAAGTATAACTTGTTTTCATTTCCTTGAAACGTTGGATAATGTTATACATCTTTTTCATCAAATACACACTGCGTTTGCTTTCCTCTACGTTGATTAATAAATGCTCTAATAAATCAATCTTTTGCTGTTCAAGAGTAAAAAATAAATTCTCTTGGCCTTCTTCTACTTCTATAGAGCCTAGGACTTCTTCCTCTATAATTTCGTCGGGTTCTATAATATCCTCTGGTTCTTCTATTGTCTCAGGTTCCGTTGTCTCTTGGATTGTATCGGGCTCTGCACCTTTGGCCTCTCTTGACTCATCATTTGACTCGTCTTCTTCAAGAATCTCTTTCACGCTTATTACATTTTCAGGCAAACCATACTCAATGGGTATATAGTAAACACCGTTCGCAGTTTCCACATGTAAATTATTATCTATTTTTATAATACGGCCTTGTAAAACATCCTTCACTTTAGATTTAAACTCTACTTCAACCCACTGACCGACTGATAAATGCATCTGGTTTACAAATCCCTTTTCCTCTGGTACATAAACAATCATAATTTCCTTTATTTTATCTATCGGCATCGTTAATTCTTGGCCGTTGGGTTTTAATAGGGTTAATTTATCGGAAGCAACACGTTTCACAAAAAAAAGTTCATTATCGTAATCTTCTGAAGAAACAATTTTAATAATATTACCATATTCTATCATTTAAATATAGATTTTATTTTATTTATTTGCAAAATTACCGGAAATCGTTTCATACATTTGTATAATTCTAGTGACAACGTCGTCTAAATGTCCGATGATCGTTTCAAAAGTTACTACATTACGATAAGCGAAGGAAACGTAGCAATGAGTATCATGCGGATGGTCCTTTTTAAAGGAGATGTAATAAATTTCCTTTTTATACCACATGTTCAAATGATTTTCTAATAGTTTGCCAATCGTATAATCGTCTTGATCAAGACGGACATAGTAAACCTCCTTATCACTTGTCTCGTCTTTGTAAATTCCAAAGGGCTCTGGCGGACCGATGGTTTCTACCGACAACTTCGTTTTGTGAATGAGGAAATTTTTGAAGTCCGTAAGACCGTCTATAATATACTGGCTCGCCTTTACAATAATTTCCTTGTTTTCAAACACTCCAATGCTATTTATTTTAAAGACAAACTGTTTGGGTACATAAATCCTCTGTGCATCCAAGATAAGGAAATCATCCAAATCTTCGGGCTTTACGCCTTTTGATACCTTTTTAATTTCTTGTTCATCTGGTTTGTTAAAGTAGCAACATTTAGACACTGTATTCCAGCACGAGTCCTCTTTAGAAGTTCCGATCGTAAAGTTAAGGGTCAACGAAATCTCCTCTGCCTCATCCGTTTCCGAAATTTTAGGCATTAACACACAAACCGGAATGTGGTCAGCACTTAAAGGGTTCTGTGGGAACAATCGTTTGCTTTCAGCGGGGTCAATCTGCTTGCCCGATTTGTTAAATAACTTAAAGTCATTGGTTGTGACATATCGTAGTTCATTGGTATCATTCTTTACATTCACCTTTACACAATAGTTTTGAACAAAATTCTCAAACTTGGACTCGTCGCTTTCATAAATAGGAATACACTGAATACGATGTTTCAAATATTCATTGTTAAACTTTGTTTTATTTTTGTGAAAGGTAAGCTGATTCTCTTTGTGTGGAAACCCGCGAAACACTAGCATCGGAATTTGTGTTAAGACAACACGCCTCAATGAATTAATCACGCTTACGTCTACATTGTGTACATCAAACTCTAGCATATCGCCTTTTTCATTCACGTTTAAGATTTGAACTTCCATTTTATTATATACAATACAACATTTAAATATAAATCAATTTTTATGTGTTAAAAAATGAATCAAATAAAATAGATTATAGTTAATGAACGCCCCCAAACACGAGTTTTATTTTAGTAATTATTGCAAACACAGTGCTTCCATTATGCAAGAATTAAATAAGGGAGGATTCCAATCCAAGTTTGTTTATATATGCATTGATAAACGTGTTGTAAGAGATAATATCACCTATATTTTATTGCCTAATGGCAAAGAATTCCAAATGCCACCTATGATTAATCGCGTGCCCGTTTTATTATTAAAACCCAAATACGAGATCCTTTCTGGGAGCCAAATATTGGATTATATCAAACCGCAATCAAAATCTATTAATGAGGAAAAGACCATGCTTTATTCTGAACCTAACCCTTTTGATTTAGGGAAAGACTCGCTTAATTCCAGCGGAGTCATGAGTGATTACTTTAGTTTTCTTGATGACGGACCGCAAGATTTAGCACCTCAAGGAAACGGCGGGATGAGACAAATGTATAACTACTCTGGATTAGATGGCCCGCCTTTGTCTCAAGTTCCAGTCGTAGTAGAGGGCGACAAAAAATCTAAAATGCAATATTCCATAGAGGATATAGAACAAATGAGAAATTCAGAATTTCCATCTGTTAAAAGAACATAATATATAGGAATAATATAATGCGCAGATTCCTTAGACCTATAGCTGAGTCTGGACCTCAAACTAGAGGTAGAACTGCGAGTAGAAATAGAAGTGCGAGTAGAAATAGAAGTGCGAGTAGAAATAGAAATGGAACCGGAACTAGAAAAAGATCTAGAAATGGTCCTGTCACTAGGACTATGCGTACAGCTATGAATGCTGCTATGCGTACAGCTAGGAGAATTACAAGAGCTAGGAGACCTAGGAGAAATGAAAACGAACAAAGGGTTCCGCAGATATTTAATCCAATAGCAAGACAAGCCGCAGCAGAAGAAGGCTATAACTCAAATCAATCAGCTAAGACATCTAACACAGAACCATATAGTGAGCATAATGATAATTTTACAAATTTTAATAACGCTCTAGTACCTGTAAGAGCAAATTCGCGACCTTTGTTGAGATCAAATTCCGCTCATTTAGAACCTCAACCATTAGAAAGAAGATTATCAGCAGGAGAAAGACGTAGCTTAGCACAGAGTTCAGGGTCAGATTTAATAATATATGAAGTACCAGAAAACCAATATTTCTCAGCTGACGAAGAAAATAGTCCGCCCAATAACCAACCTTTACAACGTTTTCATAGTGTAACTGAACATCAATCACCACTAAGATTTGTATTATATACAAGCGACCTGGATTTATCTATAAAGTTTGCTCACCATCCTCCAATACCTATACTTCATAACAGCAACCAAGTTGTACCCCTAACTTCTGTTTTTTTGAATAGAAATTCGGCTCCTGAAATAAGACAGATAAGAAGTAGATTACCTGCGTCAGTTAAATATCTTTCCGACGAATTTACACAAGGTCAATTTAAAAATTCTCTTACTTTGCCTAACTATTTTTTATTAACAATTGAACAAGATACTAGAACACCTGAACGAGATGATGAACTTGCAGAACCTCCAACAGGCGAAATCTATGGAGTTTTATGCTGTTCTGAAGAAAGAGCTACAAAAGATTCATCCATTTTTCAGGATTCTGCAGGTAATCGGCTTATACCTTTTGACACTTTTAATGGAACCCCATATATTTACGTACATTTGTTTACCTTTTTATCAGATAGAACAGTAGGAAACCAGTTTTTTACAGGTTCTTTCATGTTAGAAGGTCTATATAAATTATTCAATCCTACAGAACAGAATGAAAGAATTATTTATTTAGAGGCTATAAGAGTTGATGCAACTCTTCAATTTTACGACCGTTTTGGAATGTTAAGATTGATACAAATGGAAATTAACGGAACATTATATTATTTTGACCCTTTTAAAGGGTTTGTTGTTCCAGATGAAATACCCTATGTTTTATACCAAGAAAGCCAGATAAGAGATGCTGCTATTGCAGCTGAAGGAACAAGACGAAGAAGACAAGCTGAAGTCGCAGAGAGAGTCCAATCTAGCATACCTAGTTCATTACCAGTAGTAACGAATGCGCAGAGAAAAGGGGTTGAAAAATCGGTTCTTAATTTTAGCCTTCTTAGACGAAGAGGAGATCCTCGTGGTCGCCCATAATTATAAATACCGAATAAAAGATATAAAAAAAAGGCAATCCATTATACAATGACCGAAAAAAAAGCAAACGAGAAGTTTTCACAAATTATTTTAGAATTTAAAATGGATTTATTGAATACTTTCCCGGAGTTAGAGTCAGCTTTAAAAATATCTGATGATGAAATTTTTGCGCATTGTTCAGAAGTTTACCCCAAGATATTTTTTGAATTACTTTATGAGAACATGACCCTATTTAAAGAGCCAATCTTTTTATTACCTAACATTGATTTTACCATATTAATGAACGAGAATGTAACTGAAAAAACCAAAAAGACTATATGGAAGTATCTTCAAATGCTTTTATTTTCAGTAGTAGAACAAGTGGATAGTAAAGAATCTTTTGGAGATACTAGCAAACTATTTGAAGCCATTAAAGAGGAAGATCTTCAAAAGAAAATAATGGAATCCATGGACGAAATGAAAAACCTATTTAGCGGGGATTTTTCAAACAACATGTCCGATATGTCTGGTGACTTTATGGACGGTGAAAAACTTAAATCGCATTTAGACGGTCTTATGAACGGTAAGATTGGTAATTTAGCAAAAGAAATTGCATCGGAAGCCTCTAAAGAGCTTGGCGATATTGAAAACCCAGAGGAGTTCATGAGTTCTTTAATGAAAAACCCCAAAAAGATTATGGACCTTGTTAAAAATATAGGCGGGAAACTTGAAGATAAAATTAAAAAGGGGGATTTAAAGGAAAGTGAGCTCTTGGAAGAAGCAAAAGAAATTATGGAAAAAATGAAGGACATGCCGGGTCTAAAAGAAATGATGAGCAAGATGGGAATGGGAGGGAAAATGGACTTTAAAGGAATGGCAAATAAATTACAAGAAACTCTTAAAATGTCTAAGACAAAGGAACGTTTGAACAAAAAGCGCGAAGAAAGGGCAAAGGCAAAAATGCCCGACGATGTTAAGGTAACTCAAACCGCTCAAGATACATTTGTTGTAAATGTGGACGGTACGAAACCAAAGAAAAGTAAGGGGAAAAAGAAAAAGAAACATATAAAAATATAAATAACTATACTATATGAAATTTTGGGCAGACAACCCTAGTATATTATTTGATTCTCAATACATCACAGAAATATGGGTGTACTCCAACATGGATACAAATCAAAAACTTAATGCAATTTCTAGACTGGTGATCTTGTTGTCTTTAATCGGATATGTATGTTTTAATAGATACATCATTTTTATTTTAGGATTAATCCTCCTAGGTGTAATTGTTATTATTCAGAAATCAGAAAAAAAAGAGGGGTTTAGCAATGTAGCAGAATATCAGAGAATAACCAGTAACAATCCTCTCCAAAATTTATTATTACCCGAGTACAAATACAATAAAGAAAAGGAACCGCTTAAACCGCGATACGATAAAGAAGTAGAAGATAGTATTAACGAAAGCGCCAAGAACTTTATTCTTCAAGAAAATAAAGATAATTCTGATATTGTAAAGTTATTTTCTAATTTAGGAGATAAGTTTGAATTTGAACAGTCCATGCGTCCTTTTTATACGAATCCTGTAACAAGTGTAGGACAAACCGAATACGGCGACTTTTTAGGATTTGTGTTTGGTGATCTTCATTCTGATAAACCTTTAAAAAAGTTTTAACTTAAATTAATTATCTTTTAAAACTATAATATGACCACTGTTGATTTTTATTTTGATAATTTAAGCAGAACTGGCGATGATAGTTCAACCTTGTCTCAAAAATCTATTATGAATCAGCATCTTTCAAATTATACTTTATACAATCCATATGCCTATAGTTGTAATGGGGCATTGGATATTTCTACGCAACAGCCGAGTCTTATGGTAACCGGTACCCATGGTGTAGGCCCGCTTGGTTGCAATGTAGAAGAATCCTCTAATTTAATAAGAAGTAAAAATACTACAAACAACGTAAAGGTGTCTTTGCATCAAAGATCCTATTTAAGCTTGCCCTTTTTAGGAAGAGGAAACGTAGACGTGGGTGCTGAGAATGAACTAAAGTTCGGCGAGACATTTAAGGACAAAAAAAGTGTTGTGCAAATGTCGGAGCTACCCTTTTTAAATATTGATGGTTACCCGCTTAATAATAAAAACATTGGTAATACGGTTAGCACCGTAGAAGCGTCGTGGTATACAGGTGCAAATACGCGAGATATATACAAGTCAAATAATAAATCAAATAATAAATGTTAATAATATATGGCATCTACTAGGAATTTGAATACACCATCTGACTATAAACTTAAAAAGATAAAGGATAAAGAAATGAATGACTATTTACACTATCAAGGTTCTAGAGTAAACGATTCGCCCGCCTTATTTAAGAATGGACCCAACCCCAATATGTACGGCGGCGAATTATCTAAAAATATGGTAGATGTTGAATCCATGTTGCGTGGTATTCGTGCGACCAATTTAGAAGGCGAATCGTTTTGTGTTACCCCTGCAACAAAACAACTAAGCGAGGTATCTTATTTTGATAAAATACCCTTAATCATTCCACCTTCCTATCAATCAACGATGGAACGTCCGAATTATTTAGGATAGTATATATAATGGCATTTACACGTTTTCATGATGACCCAGCGCGAATTGAAAAAAAATTACTTGAATCTACTGGTATAGGAATTTATCATTTAAATGTTCCTGGAAATGGTTTGACGTACATAGATGATGTAAATATTCGTTTACAAAAATGGGGAGCCAATCTACAGACCAACCCGTTTCTTGTAAACGAAGCCTTGAGGGATAATGTGAAGAATTCGCGATATAGAGAACCTTATAAGGCGGTGAATACGCAATCCAAGTTTTATGCGACTTCTAGTTTTGATGTAGACGAGACACGTGCTTCCTTACCTGCCTGGACTTTCCGAGAGAAGCCACAGGCACAATACGCCTATTTACCACTAAACCCGCAAGCCAACTTATTTATGGGATTTGAAAATAATTGTCCTACCCGAATGTTAGAAAAAGATTATTATAAATCCCCCTATTATTAAAATATATATAATATAATAATGGCTCAAGTTGCTATACCGCTTGTTATTGTAGGCGCTTTGTATTTAATGTCTAACGATAAAAATAAAGATAAAGATAAAGAAAATTTTGAAGATACTCCGGTTGATGATCCTTATCAATTATTAAAAGATAACACAACCAATTTTTATAACAAGCTAGCTGAAAGTAAAATTGCAATGAACAATCAAGGAGATTATTCTCAATATCAAGATAAATATTATTTAGGTAAAAAAAGAAATGAAAGTACTGGTGATGAAATAAAGGATCTAAATAATAATGAGGTTAAGATAAATGATGTGGGTGGCATGACTGAATATGAGTCTCTTACTGGAAATAAAGTGTCCGCCGAAGGCATGACTCATAACAACATGGCGATGTTTTATAATTCCAAATCTTATGGACATTATACGCCAGACAGTCAACGTATGGATAACTATACGGGTGCTGGTTCCTTAAGCATTGATAAAAGAGAAATATCAGCTCTTTTCAAACCCGAACAGAATGTTCAAAATGTATATGGTAATCAGAATCAAAGCGAATTTTTCTTGTCTCGTGTAAACGAATCTTTAAGAAAGGCTAACACGACGCCGTGGGAGAAGGTGAGAGACAACAAGGGCGAGCTTGGGTTCAACTGGTCTGCTGCTGACCGAGACAAAACCTTACCGAAAGAAGTAGATGAGCTGAGAGCAACAAATAACCCGAAATCTAGTTATGCAAACAACTATACCGCTCCTGCCTATGACCCTAAACAAGTAACCTCCGATCAGAATTTAATGGGTAAATTTGTGAAAAAGGGCCCCGAGACCTTTCACACCAATACTCTGGGTCAAGGCGTTGGCGGACCCAGCGGTATGGATAAGCCCATGTCTACGCCGGTACAAATGTTAACAAAGGAACAGCGCGAGACAACTAATGTAGAATACTATGGTCTAATGTCTTCTGAAAACATGGGATATACTGAAAAAGGAAGCATAAATGTTCATAGACAACAACTGGCAACAGATTCGGTTTTAAACATGGTACCCCAAGGCGCCAACCCAACTACCGCGCAAAATTACGGGAAGGATAGTTACAAATCTTTTACTAATAACCGAGACAATAATGAAGACTATTACGGAAATGTACGCGGAGTCTTTTTAGCAAATGTAGTAGACCCTATTGTAAAAACATTGAAGCATACCAAAAAAACAAACAAGGAAAACACTAAAAATGGATATTTAAAGGGTTGCGTCAAACCTATGGTCTTTAATCCGCGTGAAATGCTTTCTGCGACAAACCGCGAAATGGATGTAGAAAAAATAGGCCAGAACCATTTGACGATGGAGCGTCAGCAGTCTACTGGATATTTAACTTCAAATCCCTATTTGGAGGATACGCAGAGACAAACAACCAGTAATGAGGTCTACGGAAACGCCATTGGTATGGCCAAAACAAAGTCTTATAGTGCAGAGTACAATCAAAGAAACATACAAAAGCCAATTGAAAATAGAATTCCAAATGGTAATGCAAAACAATATAATACGGAGAGTAATTATAGTTTGAATAAAAAGGAACAAACCAATGACTATATTCCTTTCGCAACTCGCGTGTCTCAAGTTCCTGATAACAGAATGTTGGGCGAAACAACCTGCATCCCTTCACAATATTATAACGTGAATGATGACTACCGATCTGCGGACCTATTAAAGGCCTTTAAATCAAATCCTTATACACAGCCGTTACATAGCGTTGCCTAAACCTATGTCATAAAATTACTGAAGTATTTGAAAAGTTGGTATGTATTTCATATTCCAATTTTTCTGGTATTTTATTAACAGGGCCCTTGTAAATTTCTACATAATTTTTAATAATAGTGAGGTTCTGGTCTTCGTCTATTTTTAAATGATAATCCTTATATATTTCCCCGTTTGGTAAAACACGGGTTTTACATAGAAAGGGTTGCGGTTTATTTCTTATAAAATGACCGCCGATAGACTCGTCCGGGTCCATTACCTCATTTGTATAATAAAACCAAGGATCATCAGGAGTTTTTTCATACCAACATTTACAACCTAGTGTATAAGGAATAAGACCGGGGGCTGTAGCATTTACTAGTTGCGATTTTATAACAGCAACTTCTTTTGAATGAATATCCATCGCATTAATTCCTCTTGTATCAGAGTCGTTTAAGTCGCACAGGATTGGTTCCATGAAATAAAAGGCCGGATCTATAATATAAAAGGAGTGGGTTGAAATAGGTATCAATAAAGCCACGTGACATAATTCGGGACTATTTTCTATTTGATAAATTCGCGGTACGCTTGCCGGAATAATATACGAGACAAGTCCATAATTATTTTTCAGATATTTTTTTAAAAAACATGATAATGCAATACAATTTCCCGAATTATAACGGTCCAAAGAGGTAAGCGACGACTTTATTTTATACATAATATACGGAAACGTAGAAAAGGCGATATTATCATAACACATGTGTAATGAATCTTGTATTTTCCTTTTTGTTACGGGTTGATCTAATAAAAAAATTTTAATTACTTTCATTATATAAAGAGTATATATTAAACTATCTATTATATGAAAATTTTAGATAGTTTAATTAAAACGTTAAACGAAACTCAAAATATTCCGCACATTTTATTTTATGGGGAGGTTCATTCGGGCAAGCGTAAAGCGGTGAATTACCTTTTGAACCATATCTATTCTTTGGAAGAAAGAAAACAATATTGCATGTTTTTAGAGTGCGCGACCTTTAAAGGAATCAAGGTGATAAGAGACGAGATCAAGGAGTTTGCAAAACAGCAAACGTGTAACAGAGTTTTTTTTAAAAGTATCGTGTTATATGATGCGGAAAATCTGACCATTGACGCGCAATATTCTCTAAGAAGATGCATTGAGATTTATAGTAAAACCACGCGTTTTTTTATTGTAACTTCAAACCGCGACCGTCTCTTAAATCCTATTTGTTCAAGATTTATTCATATTTTTATACCCAAAATACAGGTTGAACAAGAACCCGTAAAATGGAGTCAGAATATGAAAAAGTTATTGAAAGAAGAGAATATTATAGAACTTTCCACGAAACTATATAATAAGGGAATTTACGGTGATATGCTTATGGATTATTATAAAGATGATTCTGATAAGTATTTGAAACTACGTTTTAATTATGAAAAAATTTGCAGGGAACTTAAAAATGAGATTTGGATCATTTATTATATTTTAGACTATTTTAAGAATGACCTTTAATGCGTTTTGGAACTCTATTTTCTTTATTTAAAAATTGTATATGGAAGACAATACATCAAACCTATTATCAGATTCCAAAAATGAATGGTCTATTCTTCTTATGAACTACATTACTCCTCATATCATGGACGGATTTCGTTCCATTTTTAATGAATCCGTAACTTTATGCGAAACGAATGAGGAGCCCGAAAAATACCTAATGACGTTTCAGAACTTGTTGACAAGAATTCCAAAGTGGAATCAACAACTCATTGATACAGAAAGGGAGAGAATTGTTAAATTATGTAACTGCAATTATTTAGAAGACCTGATGGTTTGTGTTCATATTATTCAGCTTAAAATTTTAAGTTGTGTACGCGTTGGCAACGAATCAAAAAAAATAAATATTGACATACCTGATTTTGGTATTTTTATACACAATATTTACACTAATATTGCTCGCAAGTTGTATTCTTCTATTTACCTTTTTGAACTAGAAATTAGTGGTTTAGAAAAACAAAAGAGAGTTCGTGAGTTTGAGCTTTTAGTGCAGACCTGTATTATGAATACGATCCGTGATAGGATTCCTATTGAGTCTTTGTTGAGACAATACATGGACGAGGCATCCGAGATTGAAGTCAAAGTGGAAAAGCCGAAGGATGCTGTAAATACAGAACCTGTTTGCGAAGCCGTTAAGTTTGATGATGTGAAACCTGTGTCTCAACCTGTGTCTCAGCCTGTTCCTCAAGTCGTGCCTCAAGTCGTGTCTCAGCCTGTTCCTCAAGTCGTGCCTCCAGTCGTGTCTCAGGTCGTGCCTCAACCAGAGCCTGTGTTTGAGCCGATTCAAAGACCGTCTATTTCGTTTAATCCTTCTATAGAAAGTTTTGACCTTCCTGAAGATGAAGGCTTTAGCATTGGCGAGGACGTACCTATCAATGTAATGAACTTTTGTGATTTAGAACCTACGATTGACCTTGGTATTGTAGAATTATAGAATCGTAAACTTATAGAATCGTTTAAAATACTATAATTTTTTGAAATAGTATTTTAAAATGGAAGAATTTTATATCGGAGCCGCAATAGGTTTAATATATTTCATTGTTGAACTCGCGATGAATAAAATAAATAAGACTGAATCGCCCAATCTCTTTAAAGATTCTATGATCATTACTGTAATATCTTGTTTGGTATTATATGCAAAAAATAATTATTTTAATTCTACGAATGTAAAAACGCCGGTCTTTAATAATGAACCCGGGTTTTAAACGTTTTGAAAGCATTTTTCCTTTAAGGAATAATCCTTTCTATATTCTAGTAGTAGTTTTTATTAAATCGTCTATATCCATCGTATCCGACGATGATTCGGATACATACTTCTTAAAGCACTCATGGTCCAGTTGTTTTAATGGCGTATGGTTATGTACGATTCGGGCGATCATTTTATATAACTTAAATTCGGGATAGCGGTCATCGCCGTTTTTCTTATACAAAATATTTTTGCCATGATCATCATAAATCCATGAAATAATTAGGTCGTATACAGGAATCTGTCTAAATTTATCAATATCATCCAGGTCATCTATAATAAAATCTAAAATAGAACAACCTAGCCGGCACAGGTCAAAACTGTAGTTCGGTTCCAACACGGGCTTCTTTGGGTTTAAAAAGGGCTCAAAATTGTATTGGGTATGAGCCATTCCATTCTCCGAAAAACTATCGCTACATAAAACCTTATCGTTTACTGTATAAATAGAACGTCCAAAATCAATTATTTTATAAATCTTTCCAAAGGTAGGAATCTTATAGTGAATGCCATTTATCTTATAAGATAAGTATTCTATTTCAGTATTTACATACATAATATTATTCGTATGAAGATCATTGTGCGTAAACTTAAAAATGGATTGATAGGTATGCAACATTACAATGACTTGGAACATGGCGCTTTCTAGTTCCTCCATACGAACATCATTCTTTTCAAGTAGCGAATCCAGAGTGTTTTCGCATTTCTCTATAGAGACAACTTGTACAGGCATTTCCTTTATTACTAAAACAAGTTCTTGTTCCTCTGACTCTATATCCGATTCTTCTTCGCTTTCTTCGGAGGCCGTTTCGTATTCCGAGACATCCTCGTCGTCTGTAAAACTCAGCTCAGAATCGCTGTCTTTTATAGAACATTCTGATCCGGAAAGATCATTTATTTCGGTTATTTCTTCATCTTCCTTTTCAGTTTCCTTTTTTTCTTCCTTTTTATCATTTTCCTTTTCCGTTTCTTCAGATCCATTTAAAGATTCTATTTCAAGAGTTTCAATATCTAAGTCTATGTTTTCGTCAGAAATTTCAATAGAATCTTTTCCTTTGTTCTTCAAAATATCTGTAATGGTTCCGTCCTTGAAATAAAATAGATTGTTTAGTTTCTCGTTAAAGAACTTGGTATCACAAATGTATTCAAAGTCGTCTGCAATATTAATTTCCACATCTTTTTTGATACATATATAACTATCATACACCTCCATACCATGTAAGAAGCCCTTCTTCTTTAAAGCAGAGGTTAAGTAATAGAAACAGTTATCCACGTAGGCATAATTGTGCGGTGAATGGATCGCCTCTTGAAAGAGGTCTTCCTTTGTACCCTCTAAAGAAGGAAGAACCAAGACATCATTTTTATATTTCCCTATTAGAAATTTCACATAATCTACTAGGGTGATAAACTTCTTAAAGCATTTTTTAGTATTTCCGTCCTTGTCTATAAAGGAGTATTCATTGTAGTTTATTTTTTCAGTATAGGTCTTTACTAAAGACTCTGGAGTAATTCCTACAGAGTTATATAAGGGGTTGTAGATTGTATAATTAGAGGATTCAAAGTCTTCAATCATTTAGTTTTAAATATAAAAAATTCACGATATTTTAACCCATTTATTCGCGTAGCGAACTATACGATGTTCTCTTTATATAATGTAATGACCCTAGAACTAAAAAAATTTGATATGAAACGTATCGTATTTAGTAAAGATGAAAACAAAGGACCGGTTATTGTTTTAATCGGGAGACGAGACACAGGTAAAAGTTTCTTGGTTCGCGATTTATTATATCATCAACGAGACGTACCCATAGGAACCGTTATATCGGGGACGGAAGGCGCCAATCAGTTTTATTCTAACCATGTGCCTCCCGTTCTGATTCACTCTAAATTTGAAACAAACATTATCTCTAATATTTTGCTGAGACAAAAACAGGTGTTAAAGCAAGTCAAAACCCAGATGGACCTTTATAAAAAATGTTCCATTGATCCACGGACCTTTGTTATTTTAGATGACTGCCTTTATGATAACTCATGGTCTAAAAATGAATTGATGCGTATGATTTTCATGAACGGTCGTCACTGGAAAATTATGCTCATTATTACCATGCAATATCCCCTAGGTATTCCACCCCAGTTACGTACAAACGTAGATTATGTTTTTATTCTAAGAGAGCCTTATATTGCAAACCGAAAGCGTATTTATGAAAATTATGCGGGAATGTTCCCGACCTTTGAATCCTTTTGCCAAGTCATGGACCAATGTACCGAAAACTTTGAATGTCTCGTGATCTGCAACAACAGTTCAAGTAACGAGCTCAACTCTCAGGTTGCTTGGTATAAAGCAAACCCGACACCCAATTTTAAATTGTGTGCTCCCGAACTATGGAAAATGAAAGCGAATGATGAGGATGAAGAAGCTGCGTTTGATTCTAAGAAAAATATCAAACAAAAAATTAATGTTAAAAAGACCAAGTTTTAATGATTAACAATGTATTTTAAAAGGTAAGCCATTATTCCTGCGTAAACAAACAACACCAAGTATTTGTATGAGTATTTGAAACATTCCTCTTGTTTTTGATGAACCGTTTTGATACAAACAATGCACTCCATTTTATATGTTACTTCTTGTTATAATTTAAATTCAATTTTATAATAATATAAAATGTTTATCTACATTCTTGAACTGGAAGAAGGTAAATATTATGTGGGAAAAACCGAAAACCCTGAATACAGAATAGAAAGTCATTTTGCCTCTAATGGTTCTGCATGGACAAAAAAATATAAACCTTTATCGGTTGTAGAAATTATCCCGAATTGTGATAACTACGATGAAGAGAAACATACCATGAAATGTATGGAAAAATACGGTATAAATAATGTTCGTGGCGGAAGTTTTTGTCAAATTCGTTTAAGTGACGAAAACATAAATACATTGAACCAAATCATCAATGGTGTAAATGATCGTTGTTATATGTGCGGAAGTGATGAACATTTTGCAAATAAATGCAGGGTTTTAAAAAGGAAGAATAAAATGTGTCAGTGTCCTACAAGTTACTTTGCACCGCATAGAAAAATAAAATGTTTCTTAAAAGTATTAGAATCTCTTTTTGAAGATGAAGACGATGATATAGAAAAAATAAATAAGACCTTTAATTCTTGTTTTCGGTGCGGTAGGCAAGGACACTTTGTTAAAAGTTGTTATGCAACTACCCACATCAACGGGTTTAAGTTAAAATAAATATTCATGAAAATAGGTTTCAAGTCGTTTGTATAAAAAGTTAATTGGAGAAAAAACGGGTTTTATTTCCTTTCTACAAAAAGGACACGAAGATATTTTTGGATAACAGTCTAAACAAACGGAATGTTTACACTGTAAAAAAAATGGATTCTTTTCTTCAAAACAAATCGCACACTCCATAGCATTAATAATAAATCTTGGTTTAAATCCAATTCCCTACTCCTACACTTAACCATACAAGTACAATCATACAACTAACGCAAATTACGATGGAACATACTTCTTTTGTTAGATACGGTTCTTCTATAAAAGGATCATTAATATGTATTTGTACATGATGAACTAATACCTGCTTTATTGATTTTCTACAAAAAGGACACCGTCTTAAGGTTTTATTTTGATAACAATCCATACAAATGGAATGATTACATGGTAATATAAAGGGTTCTGCAACTTCAAAACAAATCGCACATTCCATTATTATTATAAACATATTATGTTTAAATATTACTGGTAATGATGACTCCTAATGCAAAGGAAACCCATATCAATGGACCAGTTAGCATAACACATAAAACAAAATAAAAGTTCCTGCCTCTTACTTCGTTTGTATCTTCAATTATAAGGATTAAATCTCTCCGTCTATCAATTACAGGCTCTTTAGGTTTTACTCTCTTTCTACAAAAAGGACATATCTCTATATTATGATAACAACTTTTACAAACCGAATGTTTACATAAAAAGGACAACTCAACCTTATTTACATAACAAATAGAACATTCCATAATGGTTAATGTGACAGGTTCATCCTTAAATATAGCGGTATCTAAATCCATTTTGGAATCCATTTATATTTTTTTATTACATAATTTCTACATCAATTTTATAAAGATAAAGTTGCTCCCATAAAAGTATATTTTTAATTGCGTCCTCGTGTAGAGTCTTTGATAATTCTTTTGAATAGTCTGTAATAAAAAGATTATCTTCTATGTATTTTAATACCCTAACGTTGAATAACTTACGCGATTCTAAAAAGGCATCCATGATTGTTTTGCAGTGCACCTTTTTATGTAGTCCATAGATCATGCACCGGTTAAAGTCGTAGGCTGACAAAAGATCCGCCTCTCTCACAATGTGATATGCCAACATATATTTACCTAGCATAGGATACCCATAGACGCTGACTTTAGAATAAGACATGGTTGTAATAATGGTTTTAATCACATTCAATTCATTTAAAGTAATATCATCCTTTATATAATCGGTGATAGATTGTATACCTTCTGTCTCGTCTATATATTTTTTGTCACACATATCATGTAGAATGGCTGAAGTATAAATTATTTTTTGATGTGCTTCCAGGTACGGATTTTTAGACACCTCACTATTGTATATGTTTTGTGCATGGTTTAGCACGTTCATGCTGTGCGATAAACCGTGTGATTCATCAATATCATATTTTTTACACATAACGGTTACATAACCGAATAGTTTATTAATAAACATTAGTACTATTATACAGTTATGATTAAATTGTTTCAAAAATTATATTTAGATAAATTGTTTTTAAATATACAATGAAATTACTTATAAATAATACCGAATATAATGAAGCAATTGAAAAAGCGAACCTAGAAGGAGTATACAATGAACCCGTTATTTTTCATTGTTATTGGAATGGCGATTTAAAAGAAAAACATTTATACTCTATAGTATCCTGTTACTATTTTAATGTCTATCATAATAAACACCGGATTATATTATGGGTGGAAAATAACATAAAAAATGAATTTAACGAATTGATAGAAAATTACGCGGAAATTAAAACTTTTGTAGATGAATCAGATTTTAATTTCAATAAAAACTTTGAAAGCATCCCTTTATATAGCGACTGTGTAAGAAGCCTTTTATTATATAATTATGGTGGAGTATGGTTTGATTTAGATTGCTTTTTTCTGAGGTCATTTGATCCCATTTTTTATCATTTTAAAAATGAGATATGTCTTTATCAATGGGCGAGCGAGGCCTATCCTAACAACGCAATTTATATATCTTTAGAACCAAAATCAAAAAAAATGAAAAATATAATTGACTTTATCATAGAACTTGATCGTGGCTGGGGCTTTCAACAAGCAAACATAACGTATGATGCGCCCTTGGATATACTTGTATTACCGTGTGTATGGTTTGATGTAGATTGGATTGAAAATCCGTACAACATTGGTCATTTAAACTTTTTTAAAGATACAACCGAAACCTACGATTTCAATAACTTTTATAAAGGTTGTTTTTGTTATCACTGGCATAATAAATGGGACATGCATACTGATAACAATAGTATTATTATACAACTATTAAAAATAATTTCATCCCGATTACAATAGTACGCCTTCTTCTAATTCAGGTTCATCTTCTAATTCCTCGCAAATTTGGAAAAACTCTGCCATTTCCTTATTTATCTCTTCTTTTTTCTTTTGATCTTCTGCATAGCTCAACTCGTATAACTGTCTATGTTCCTTAATTTTATCTTCCAAAAGCGATATTTGTTTTAAACATTCCTTATTATTTTTATATAGCGAGTTTCCGTAATCAGGTCTACTAATTGGATAGTTATTCAAAAGAGTAATTTCCTTTTTTAATACGTCATATTCTTTGCACACCTGCTCAAGAGTAATATCCATTTCTTCGCATTCTTCACGCAATTTATCAACCTTCTTAAACGATTCGTACAGTTCGGATTCTTTTTGTTTAATTTCCTTGTATCGTAAATCAAGTATTTGATTCGGACTAATGGAGGTTTTTATAGTCACATGTTCTCTATGTTTTTTTTCAAACTCTATACGAATAAATTCCATGTTCTGTGTCGCTTCTATTAACTCCAGTTCCCTATATTTACACGCAATCCCGCCCTTTTTAATGTCTTGTTTTAAAGATATAATATCCCGGGTTTTTTCATCAAATAGGTCACGTATTCCAATGAGTTCTTCGCGAATACCTTTAAGTATTTTACACCTTTGCTTTATTTCCAAAAAAGTGGCCATTTTCTATACTATCATAATATTTCGTTTTGTTTCAATTTTTAATATATATATTTTTTGTATATGGACAGTTACACTTATAATTCATATGCCCGTTACTATGATAAGGCATTTCCATCCGACTTTCAAAAACGATGCAATGAATCCGCTGCTCTTAGAGAAGATTATAAAAAGGATTTTGAATGGAGATTTCCTAACGCGAAGCCTGAGACAAAACCTTTACCAGTCGTTCCTTTGCCAGTCGTCCCTTTGCCAGTCATTCCTTTGCCATCTATAGATCCCGAACTAGACATGGATACAATTCTTTGTCCCAATATTAATTAAAGATTACGAATATTAAACTTATAATGTTTTTTAAAAATTTTATTGATATATTCATTATCTTTTTTCCTTTTGAATTTTAAACCATTTGTGTGAGTTGTATATAATAAACAAAAATCTATATCATCATGAGTAAATAAAAAATGTCTATTATTCTTGCTTGGTATATGAAATATTACGAAGATTCTGAAGTTGGTTGACTGATTATCAAGAGCCCTTTTTATGTTTAAAACCTGATCTTTGCATTCAAAAAAGTTTTCAATATTACAATTTAAAAATGCAGTAATAAATAACTTTTTTTCTGTAGTTTTCAATAAATCTCTAAAACGATTCACACACCGTACAAAATAATTATATTGCGCTTCATTATCTTTTGGATTATGATGATTAAACAAATTATCATCGTAATGTGTATGACCAGCCCTTAATTTTTTGCTAATATAAAAGGACTTATCTAAAAATGTTTTGAAATCATCTTCTATCATATGTAAGACATTTTTTGGGTTAGAATAGATCCAATCAAAAGGATAGGACTCTCGTTTTAATTTATTATTCATAATTATTTTGGTGCTGTGACATAATGTACCTAGCGAACATACATGCACATATTCTTCGTTAACCTTAAAATATAAATATGAAATAATTATGAACAAAATAATCATAATAATTATAATAATTATAACTTAATAATTTTATATTATTATTATGAATATGAAAATAGGGTTGTTAATTCCATGTACTTCGCGCAATCGTAATTGGGTGTCTATAAAAGAATCTTATCTCTTTAATTATTACCTCAAATCCTTTGTTACAACCAGGTCTGAAGGTCATATCTATACACTTTATATTGGCTATGATAAGGGCGATCGGGTTTTTTCTAATAAGTGGGAACAAGAATACGCGCGAATTATTGAGAAAGTGTATAGCGACATTAAAATAAAATATATGGAGATGAATGAGAAACCAGGTCATTTGACTGCCATATGGAATCGTTTGTTTAAACAATCGTATGATGATGGTTGCGACTACTTTTATCAGTGTGGTGATGATATCTCTTTTAAAACAAAAAACTGGGTGAATGATTGTATCCAAAAGTTAAAGGAAAATAACGATGTCGGTCTTACGGGTCCTATTAATAACAATCCGCGCATTTTAACCCAAGCCTTTGTCTCGCGTGAACACATGCATATCTTTGGTGAGTTCTTTCCAGAGTCTATTATAAATTGGTGCTGTGATGACTGGTACAACTACGTTTATGCTCCCGATCTTTTCTTTCCTTTAAAAAATCATTATTGTTCTAATGAAGGTGGCGAACCGCGCTATGTAATCAACTCTGATGCTAATTTTGCAAATGACGCGCTAAAAAAAGTAGAAGCTTTACGCGAGAGCACGATGCAACTGGCTTTGAAAGATAAGGAGAAAATCCATAAGTATTTGAATCGCGAAATATTGGACCTGAATGTGGCGTGTTGTTTATGCGTTCGTAACTGCGAACCGTTCCTTCCGCGTATCTTTTCAAACCTTAATTTATTGGGCGGTCGGTTTAAACGGTTTTCGGTTGTCTTTGTTTATGATAACTGCACGGATAATTCAGAGGCCTTGTTGAAATCTTATCAGGAAAAATCTAGATTTAACGTAGAGCTTATTTCACAAAATAATGATCATGAATTACGAGCGGTCAGGATTGCAACTGCACGAAACGCTGGACTCATGTTTATAAACTCATTAAACCCCGACTTTCATTTTATGATTGACGCGGATGATGTGAATCAAGACACTTGGAATATAGATATGATTCTTTCTTATCTTTCACAAGATACATGGGATTCTCTTTCTTTTAATCGTAATGATTATTATGATATTTGGGCTTTACTGTACGAAGACTACAAGCATCATTGCTGGGGGTTTCATATTCATTCTTATGCCGTGGTAGAACACATGAAAAAGGATATTACCTCTAAATTAAAGGGCGATGACTTATTTCCATGTTATTCAGCCTTTAATGGTTTTGCTATTTATAGAACGGAGGTTTTCAAACCGTATCATTACAGTGGTCATTATGAAGACATTAAACAGTTGATTACAGACGAAGAACGAAACATGACTCTAAAAAAACTGAAAAAGGAATTAAATCCTTCCATTTATATCCAGGAAAATTACCCGCAATGTTGCGAACATATTTACTATCATATGAGTTCCAAGGCACGTATCCGCATTTCAAAGAATAACATTTTTATATAGTAATATATCATATGACTTGTGAATTGAATTAAAAATATTAAGTATTTTAATAGTAACAATGGAATTCTTGCAAGAAATTTGGGGCGAAATAAAAGAGTTTGCTGGAATTTATTCCATTACAACTACCTGGAACTTTGATATTGACCAAAATGTTTTATCTAATTTTATAAAACTAGAATTAGATAATAGATATACAGATTTGAAGTCAATCTTCAAACTTGGGTTAAAAAGAGAGCAATGGTGTAAATTACTTAAACTAAACTATCATAATAGACGATACGTGAGTATTCATAAAAGATACATGGACTCTCTTTTATCAGACATTGATAGAGATTCTGAAGCCTATCATAACTTTTGTCCTATTTATATCTTCATGAACTATATATATACGAATATAGAAGACTTCAAACATCAGGAATGGTTTATTGAAATTTATAAAAGAAAGGTTTATACTTTAATCGGATTTTACGGGGAACAAAATAATGATGGAAAATATGATATTTTAATGGAGCTTTTATATGACATTCGCGACAACCTTTGACTTTCTCTTATATTGTCTCTTTTTTTTAGGTTCAGGTAGGTCTGTTTGTGTTGAGGTTTCTGATACTTCCACCTTTTTAGACTCTTCTGTTATTACGGATACATCTTCTGGTGCTTCTACTGTTTCTTCAACTACTGGAACTTCTGCAACTACTGGTGTTTCTGGAACTGCTTGTTCTGCAACTGCTTGTTCTGCAACTGCTTGTTCTGCAACTGCTTGTTCTGCAACTGCTTGTTCTGCAACTGCAACCTCTACAGGAACTTCTTCAACTGCTTGTTCTGCAACTGCTTGTTCTGCAACTGCTTGTTCTGCAACTGCTTGTTCTGCAACTACTTGTTCTGCAACTACTTGTTCTGCAACTACTTGTTCTGCAACTGCTTGTTCTGCAACTACTGGTGTTTCTTCAACTGCTTGTTCTGCAACTACTGGTGTTTCTTCAACTGCTTGTGTTTCTGCAACTACTGGTGTTTCTGCAACTGCTGGTGTTTCTTCAACTACTGGTGTTTCTACAACTACTGGTGTTTCTGTAACTGCTTGTGTTTCTGCAACTGCAACCTCTACAGGAACTTCTGCAACTACAGGAACTTCTGCAACTACTGGTGTTTCTTCAACTGCTTGTGTTTCTGCAACTGCTTGTGTTTCTACAACTGCAACCTCTACAGGAACTTCTGCAACTACAGGAACTTCTGTAAGTGCTGGTGTTTCTTCAACTACAGGAACTTCTGTAAGTGCTGGTGTTTCTTCAACTACAGGAACTTCTGAAACTACTGGTGTTTCATGAACTTCTTCTGTAACTACAGGAACTTCTGCAACTGCTGGTACTTCATGGACTTCTTCCGAAACTACTGGAACATCTTCTGTAAGTGCTGGAACATCTATAACTTCAGGAACATCTTCAGGAATATCTAAAGGATAATAAGAATCTTGTGGAGCTTCATATTGTGTTTCCTGTTCTTTTTGAATTTCTGCTAAAACATCTTCAAATACCCAAGTTAATACTTCAACAAAATCTTTTTTAATTATTTCATTTTCATCAATTTTATCATTTTTTTCTTCTGGTAAGTCTTCTGGCAAATCTGGATCTTCTTTAAAATCAGGTACTTCTGGCAAATGTGCAGGCAAATCTGATGGTTCTGCTGGCGATTCTTCCTTTGTATCTGATGGCGTGTCTTCCTTTGTATCTGCAGGCAAATCTGGTGGTGGGTCTGATGGTTCTGCTGGCAAATCTGCGGGTGGTTCTTCCTTTGTATCTGCAGGCGATTCTTCCTTTGTATCTGCTGGCAAATCTGCTGGCAAATCTGGAGGCAAATCTGCTGGTGGATCTGCTGGCAAATCTGCTGGCAAATCTGCTGGCAAATCTGGAGGCAAATCTGCTGGTGGATCTGCTGGCAAATCTGCTGGCAAATCTGGAGGCAAATCTGCTGGCAAATCTGCTGGCAAATCTGGAGGCAAATCTGCTGGTGGATCTGATGGCAAATCTGGAGGCAAATCTGCTGGTGGATCTGATGGTTCTTCCTTTGTATCTGCTGGCAAATCTGCGGGTTCTTCCTTTGTATCTGCTGGACCTGGATCTGGAGGTTTTGGAGGTTCCGTTGGGTCTTCATCAGAATCATAGACTTCAATCCTTACGTCCGGACACTCAGAACCCTCTTTACGCTCTGTTTGTCTAAAGATTAGAATGATCTTCTCCTTTAATTTTGACAAAAAAGACATATGATATATATGATAAGATTTTAAATAACTCTCAAATAGTTTTATGTTTGTTAATAACAACTCATTTTTATAACGATGATTATGTACGTAATTATCTATGTTTATTCCTATTTTTAAAAGTTTGGAGTGTTTCATGATTTCATTTTTGGTATCCTCTATTATTTTATAGGCTTGATTTATCATTTCTATTATGTCATAATGGATATGATTTATATCTTCAAACTTATAGGATTTTAAGGGTTCTAAATCCTTGTAAATTGGATACAGTCTCTTTTGCGTATCTATTTTAAAAGTTTTCTTGTGAAAGACTCGTAGCATTTCATACAATTTATAATAATCGCAATAAATACGATTGTCTATTAATAAATACTGTTCGGTTAACTGGGTTGACTCCAACTCTAACAGCTTGCTTTGAAAGTGAAACGAATCTAGTCCAAACATGTTATTTTTTTTATTTTTTTCAATATATTCTTTATAGTACGAACGCATTTGTTCCTTCTTTTTTTTAAACCTTTCAAAAAAGTCCTTTATTTCTGTTCTTATTTTTTTTATATCTTCAAATCCTTCTTCCATATATAACGTTATTATTTTTTATTTTTATTATATAATGGAACACAAAACGGGATGGAGTTCTGAACATGAGACATTATTATCAGATTGGGCTGACAAGGCGATGTGCTACAAATGGTTACATATGAAGAGCAATGAAAAATATCACTTTTTACATAATATTTATACCATACCCGTTATTATCATGAGTACTTTGACGGGGACCGCTAACTTTGCGCAAGAAAAGTTACCAGAGAATTATGCCTTTTATGCTCCTATTGTTATTGGAAGTATTAACATTTTGGCCGGGATTATTACTACGATCCAGCAATTTTTGCATATTACCGAGTTAAACGAGTCCCACCGAGTCAGCACGATTTCGTGGGATAAATTTCATAGACGTCTTAAAAATGAACTATCTAAGAACCCGGTTGAACGTGTCTCGGTAAGCGAATTTATATTGACTGCGACCGAAGAATACGATCGCTTGATTGAGTCTAGTCCGACCATTGACAAGGGAATTGTTAAGTTATTTAAAAACACGTTTGACGGCACTTTTACAGGTACAGATGTAAAGGCCATGTTTAAAGAATTATCCAAACCCGATATTTTAGATGCTCTTGTCACTGTCAAAAATAGCATCTATAAACCCGATGAAAAACTTATACAGGAACGTGTTGTTCGGCATTTCAAGGACGGGCTCAGTATATCCGAAGAAAAGAGAGACGCAGATAATATGAAAATTATTTCTGACTTTGCTGATAAATTCTGCATGGAGTTGTCTCGGGTCCCTACACGCAAAGAGCTCATAGATAATTTAATAGACTTCCCCGTGGACGAAGACTTGATTGATAGGTATTTAAGCACGTGTGAGGATGTTTAGATAAGTTTAATCATTCTTCAAGAATAGATATTCTATCCTTTAGTTCATTGATCTCTTTTTCATGGTTTAAAGAGATTTCTTTAATGGCTTCAATAAAAACCCCCGCTAAGGCTCCGTAATTAACGGTTAAGGTTCCGCCGTTATCCTTCACTACTTCTGGTATAATTTCTTGAATTTCTTGTGCAATGACTCCCATGCTTTTCTCGTCATTTATTTTATAGGTAAAGTTTACACCTCTTAACCTTTTTACTTTATCTATTGCATTTTCTACTGTAAAAATATCCTTTTTAAGATTCATATCTGACGCGGCTGATACGGTGCCAAGGCAAACGGTATTTCCAGTTATGGTTGTTAGTCCGTTTACATACAAATTAGATTTGAGGTCTCCGACTTGAGACAATGGATTTCCTATGTAAACCGACGCATTGCCTCTTGATGCCAAATAAATATCTCTGTTAAACCCGAACTCTGCGCAATTAATATATCCGAATCTTCCATTGGTATCAACTCCCATTCCTAATGATAATGCACCCGATACATTTGACGATACATTTGTTCCGCCACTTGGAGAACAAATGCAAAAGGGATCTTGTATGAACTCTGTCGTACTTAGAGAAGATGTCTCGCCACAATAGATAACCACACCTGGGGCTTGATAGTTCGCATAACTAACAATACCGCTACTCGTGATAGATAATCCTTTCGGTGTAGAATTTGTGATCGGTGTATTAAAGGTCACCATTGGTGTATTAAAATTAATTTGTTTCAAACTCATAATATTTGTAGTTCCTGCCGAGTTTCCCACGGTAACATTACCATAATTATCTGAAAAAATGGTATTTAATCCATTTGAATTTATAGAAAGGACTGATGTATTGAACAAACATAAGGATGAATTAAGCATGGTTACATTTGAATGATGGCCGAGTGTTGTATTTCCGCTTGTATCCAAGGTCAATATATTGTTTGAATTTACAGTAAGACCCAAACTATTTAGTACTTTAAATACTGCTGAGTCGGTATTAATACTCATGTTACTCGCATTTATTTGCATTCTATTAAGACTTGCGTTGTTTGCGTTCAACAATATTGTATTTTCTGCGACACTTTCAGTTCCGATGGATATTCCTCCGTTTGTATTATTGCCAATGACAATTGATCCGCGTGTCTGTGTATTTCCAACCTTTATATTTGTAGTGGAAGAAAGAGGCTCAATCATCGGTACATATAAATTTGCGGTTGCAGTTATATTTCCATTTGCTCTTATGTTACCCCAAGCCGTTATATCACCATTTCTAATTATTTCTGTTCCTGCAGTAATAGGACCGCGTATGGTTGCTGATTCTGCAGCGAATGCTTTATCCACATAAACACCCCCGGTACTTACATTAATATTTCCATATATAAACACATCATTCATTCCAGTTATAACTCCATCTGAATCTATGGATAAAGTTTCGCCTCCTAATGAATTTTTTATAATTAACTCGCCATTTATAGTCGCACCTGTTCCTGTTATTGCTCCCGCTGAAGTGATAGATGCGGTTGTAGCGCCTGCATTACTAACGTTTATAGAACCTCCGTTACTTACATTGATAGAACCGAGTATGGTTGCACTTGTTCCTCTGATGGCTCCGGCTGAACTAATAGATGCTGTTGTAGCGCCTGCATTACTTACATTGATGCTTGTTCCTGATATGGCTCCAGCCGAGGAGATAGACGCGTTTATAGTACCTGCTGTAGTAAAAACGATACTTGTTCCGTTTATGACTCCGACTGAACTAATAGATGCGGTTGTAGCACCCCCATTACTTACATTGATGCTTGTTCCTGTGATAACTCCAGCCGAACTAATGGACGCGTTTATAGATCCACCGCTAGTAAAAACCGCGCTTTTTCCAGTGATATCTCCTGCCGAAGTGATAGAGGCGGTTGTAGCACCCGCATTACTTACATTGATACTTGTTCCTGTGATAACTCCGTCTGAATTAATGGATGCGTTTATAGTTCCCGCAGTACTAAAAATAATACTTGTTCCTGATATTACTCCTGCTGAAGTGATAGATGCGGTATTAACGCCTGCATTACTTACATTGATGCGTGTTCCAGTGATGACTCCAGCCGAACTAATGGACGCGTTTATAGAACCTGCTGTAGTAAAAACCGCGCTTTTTCCGATTATATCTCCTGTGGAACTAATAGACGCCGTATTAACTCCTAGGTTGCTTACATTGATAGGTCCAAAAATGGTCGCGCTTGTCCCTGATATAGCACCCAAAGAAGTGATTGAGGCTGTATCAACGCCGGCATTTCTTACATTGATACTTGTTCCTGTGATGCCCCCAGCCGAACTAATAGATGCGTTTATAGTTCCTCCATTACTAACGTTTATACTTGTTCCTGTTATGGTTCCAATTGAAGAAATAGATGCGGTATTAACACCTTGATTACTTACATTGATAGGTCCATAAATAGTTGCACTTTTACCGAATATATCTCCTTGTAATGTGATGGATGCATTTCCATTAACAAGCATAAAAGTACGGCCCTTTGTATTACCATATTGATCTACTATAAACCCGATATTATTTGTATCATCCAACAATTTTATAAAACTATCCGTACCGGCGTTTACTGTTATTTTATTCGTAATTACATCAGCGGCATTTGACCCAACCGTTGAACCGTTTCCTAAGGATAAAACAGAGGTTCCGATTGTTATGGTTGAATCTTTATCCATAACTATATTTGCATTTGTATATATAGTTGTCTTTGCTGTTATTTTTTTCCCTGTTCCTCCAATAACAATATCGCCATTTTCATCGCTCGTGAAGGTTTCAACACCACCTGACCTTATGGATACGTTTGAAACATTAATATTCAGTTTGTCAGATTGTATTACCATTTTACTAAGGTTTGTACTGGTGGCGCTCAATAAAACCGTATTGAGCATGGATATGTCAGTGCCAACTGATATACCTCCGGTACTTTGAAGATTTCCAATCATTAGTTTTTTACTCTCATCAAGTGCGTTTAACTGATGAACTCGTGTAACCACATTTTCATTCCCTAATTGTATTGTATTTTCACTGCTGTTAATGGTCGTTGCATGCTCTCCAATTCGCACGTTTATAGGAGTAATGTTTGAAGGAAAAATGGACATGTTTGAGATAGATGCATTAAACCTGTATCCAGCTGTAGTATAAAAATCAAGAGGTTTGGATGCGATGTTATCAATATACATAATAGAACAATTATTACTAACATTTGTGATGCTAAACACTTTTTCGGGTCCCAACAAAGTATCTCTATAGGAGATTACTTCGGATTCGGCATTGAGGCGATTGTATTGCGTCCCTAGGCCGTTTGAGACATTAAAGGTTTTACTGGAGTTTAGTTGAAGTGTCGCGGAGTCATTCCAACACCACATATATACGGCACCTTTCCCTGGATTGATCGTACTAATATTAACCGTATTCGTATCATACACAATTCTCTGACTTCCTCCTACATTATCTAAAATGGTTTTATCTACTTCATAGGATAATATATTATTACCGCCATAGTTTATTAGTGTTTTGCTTACATTTTTTAAACCTGTATATAGGGCACCGTTACCGCTTATATTTGATGACCCAGGTTGACCTGCAGATTGACCATACGTATAATAAATGATACTTGATCCTGGATGTCCTTGTGCTCCTGGCAAGTCATAGGTAGTGTCTTCTCCGTTTGAACCTCCATAAGCAATTGAAATAACTTTACTTCTTAAAGATACGTTCATACTGCTAAGTAATTCGGTTGAATAACTAAGGATGGTTGATAAAGGTATGGGATTATTATATTCATCCGTGCTATATGAAAAATTAATATTAAATGGCTTTGAAAAATTACAATGAATACTTGGATAATAAACGGCTCCTCCACTTCCGCCAGCTCCTCCAATTCCAATTGAAACATTTGTATCACTTACACTACTTACATTTGCACCTGCTTTACCTCCAGGACCTAGAATAAGTATACTTACTCGCGTTGTTTTATCTGGTAAGGTAGGAGTAATACTAGAGGGTAATGTTTGAAAGGGTATACGCTTTAATTCTAGCAAATTAACACCGTACGGAACAATGTCTGCATTTAGTTGAAGATTTAATGCTGCGAATCTTGAATCAAAATAACTATTCACCCATTCGGTTGTGGGTATATGTCTAGACCTCTCTGCAGGATCAAGCGAATTTACGGTGATGGTCGGATTATTTGAAAATTCTATTCCGTCGTAGTTAGTTACGATAGATACGTTTAAAGAACTTATATTAAGTTTACTTGAATTTATGTTTACGGTTGAAGTATTTGTACCAATCCATAAACCACTGCTATTTCCTCTAATTATATTATAGGTGCCCTTTGAAACATCTATACCGGCTCTAAACTGACTCATATATAATATTTATATTTTTGTATTATATAATGAATTTATTTTTGATTCTATTATTATTTTTTGTCTTATGTAAACAAATAAGAGAGGGGTTTTCATATTCTGTTAATCCATGTAAAAAGGGTGTTTCTTATATTGAAAAGGATGAACATTATTTATGTTTTGATAATATGGATGTTAAAGAAAGTACACTTGATTATACTACTCCAACTAATATACCCTGCAAGATTGTTCCTAATGGAAATAAAATGATCCTGTATGATTTCACAGACTCTTTTATAGAGTATAAAACTCCTTCCTCTGCAAACTGCAATCCTTATAATGTAATGGTTACAAAAATATAATATCTGATAATATGTTATTATATATATATTTATATATATAAATGAAACCTTGGAAAGCGCCTATTTACCGTAAAACTTACAAAAAGAGATTTGGATCAAGATGCTTTTTAAAACCCAAGGGCGAAAAATATCCTATCTGTAAAAACGGAAAAGTATCATGCAAAGGTTTACGTGCTGCCATGTATTATGGCAGGCTTCTTCATAATAAAAGTGTCACCAAAAAGGCGCGAAAACTTATGAGGAAATGCATATAAAGATTAACTGATTGGTTTTAGAAATGAAGACTCTCCATATTTTGCCTGATGAATCGGTAAAAGAGGTATATGAAGAATTGGCCAGGGTTCACAATTTAGAGGTGGAGACAAACCTATATGCCAATTCGGGGTTTGACCTGCCTTTAGCGGATGATGTAATGATGACCGGGGTTCATAAAGAGGATTACCGTATCAAATGCGCGATGTATGGAGAAACTCCGTCCGCCTTTTATCTGTATCCACGTTCAAGTATTTCAAAAACCCATCTACGTCTTGCCAACTCGGTAGGCATCATTGACCGGGGATATCGTGGGAATATCTGCGCGATGTTTGATGTAAAGGAATCTTTTATTGCTCCAAAAGGCACACGATTTGTCCAAATTTGTGAACCATCGCTTGAACCATTTAAGGTCGTTATCGTAAGCGAACTAAATGAAACTTTGCGTGGCGAAGGTGGGTTTGGTTCTACTGGACAAGTTAAAACCGAATCCGTTTAATATCATCACATAATATATGTCATGCATCTATAAGGATTCGTTGGGTACACCTGGACAAGGATTTCACACGCATTTTTTAGGAGTTGCCATTTTAGATGTGATTGGTACAATTCTTATTGCAGAGTTATTATCCTATGTATTTAATTGGAATATTTATCTTACGATGATTGCGGTCTTTTTAACAGGGATCGTTTTACATCGTATTTTTTGTGTAAGAACAACCTTAGATAAAATACTTTTTCCATAAAAATTGATTTTTCATAAAAATTGATTTTTCATAAAAATTGATTTTTCATAAAAATTGATTTTTCATAAAAATTGAATTGTAAAAAAAAGGATTCAAATACAATATAAAAATGGCACGAATTATCAGCATTGAAGGCAATATTGGAACCGGCAAAACCACCTTCCTCCGTAATTTAAAGAAGCACTTTGCTGGACGCGAGGATGTTTGTTTCTTGGATGAGCCTGTTGATCTTTGGATGAATTGCAAAGACCAAGAGGGAAATATATTAGAACACTATTACAAAGATCAGAAAAAATACGGCTTCCAGTTTCAAATGATGGCTTACATTTCAAGGCTTTCTATCTTGAGAAAGGCGCTGGAAAATCCGCAATACAAATATATCATAAGCGAACGCAGTTTATTTACGGACAAGCATATCTTTTGTAAGATGCTTTATGACGATGGTATTATTGAAGAAATCGGGTTTCAAATTTATAGCATGTGGTTTGACGAATTTATTTCCTTCTCTTCCTTTGTTCCGGTTTATTTACGAACTTTGCCCGAGGTTTCATATGAACGGGTACAGACAAGGGCGAGACAAGGAGAGACCATTCCACTTGAATATCTTCAAAAATGTCATAATTATCATGAGGCTTGGCTGTCAGATGCAATTACGATTGATGCAGGTGTTTCCGCTGAAAAAACTCTGGAATGGATTCCTTTGTTTGAAACATTGACGACAGAATAAAGTTTTTTTATTACCGTATTATAACAATGGATTTAAAAATACAAACCTTTGTGAACTATGGCGAAGCTGAAAAAGTATTACTTGAAAAGTTACAAAAAATAAAGTCCGGTACCATTGACTATAAAAATGTAATCAACGAGGTTCCTATAACTCCTCCAGTAGAATTAAAGAACCCGCTCTGGAAAATAGATGAACCGTCTCTTAAAAACACCTTACGATATATTTTTCAAATTTCTCATCAGTGTTATATTTTATGTATTCAAGACAACGTCCCCTATATGTATAAATTAATACCGCCTTTGCAAAAGATATATCACAAGGCTTTAGAAGAAGCGTTTAAAAAACTTAAAGATAACCCACATCTAACGGACGAGCAAAGAAAGAAGATTGTCAAGGTAAAACCCGTCAGGGTGATGCAGTGTGTCGTGAAAGAACATGTTACTAAGGAAGTAGATACAAACGAATATCAGGATGTTTTGTCTCGGCTAAATTTACCGGATGGTCTATATGTTTTAAACTTGACCGACGCGGTGATCCTTAGAAAAGATTGGAGGCATCCTTTCCAGATGGTCGTGGGCAATGTTCCTATGACAAGATACAATTCTTTTTTACCCATTCTCTCCATCTCAGGACAAAAGGGTTATGCAGATATTCCTATACCCAATTACGACGAGATTGAGTGGGTGTATAGAAAGGATAATATCTATGAGAACTTTATTACGGACTGGTCAAAGAAGACCATTGACAAGGCCGTGTTTCGTGGCGGGCCTACGGGGTGCGGTTATACGGCCGAGACAAACATGCGTATTAAACTGGCGATCTTGTCAAAAGAACCTGACATGGATATTCTAGATGTGGGGATCAGCGGTAAAGGAAAAACGATTGATTCGTCGTCTCTACGGTTTGACCCCACCTTTGGCCTCGGCATGCTTAACACGGGGATAACTCCTACAGATAAGTTTTTGAAAATGTACGAACAAAGTCAGTATAAATATATTATTCATATTGACGGAAATGTAAACGCCTATCGTATGCTTTATACGATGGCAACCGGGTCACTTATTTTAAGAGTCGTCAGTGAATATACTTCATGGGCCGAACAATATATTAAACCGAACGTTCACTATATCCCCGTAAACTCCGATCTATCTAATCTGCAAGACGTGCTGGACTGGTGTAAAACGAATCAGCAAAAATGCGAGGAAATAGCTGGCAATGCTCTAAAACTAAGTCGTACCATTTTGACTGCAGACTTCCTGGATAATTACTTTAAAATGATATTGGGTAATTTTAGTGCAAATGTACCGATTCCAGAGAAGGTTTCCAAAAAAATAAGCGATGATTCTCTTTATATACCTAGCATGATTACAGAAGATATTCGTGTGAATTTTGAAGATTGCGGAAATAACATGGAATCCTACTTCTTGGAATATGCAAAGGATAGAATAGAGGGCCGGTGTAGAAACGAGGGGTTTATTCGTAACGGAAGCGCGAAGGTTGTCAGCTATACATCCGGTATTATTCATTCCACCGAAGTACAATTTAGGGTTCTCTTTTTATTTGATGTTTGCTTTCCGTATGAAGGAATGGTGGTAGAATGCTTTGTGAAAAGTGTATCCAAGATAGGAATACGCGCGACGATGACTGAACCAACTCCTATGGTTGTTTATGTCTTGCGAGAACACAATGCATTTTTAGATTACAAAATAAATAGTAAAATATACGTAAAAATATGTGGTCATCGCTTTGAACATAATGATCCGTTTATAAGCGTGTTTGGGGAGATGATTTAAACGATGTTTCCATTATTTGTGAAATTAAACTATTGGGTTGGTCGGGTATTGTGCGGGTTTTTAAAAAATCTTCTAAATAGTCATAATTCTTTGTTTCTATTTCATTGAATACATATGCAAACATAAATTTATCCTCCGGTTTTTCCTCCGGTTGATATTTAAGTAATTTGTCAAAACTGGCTTGAAACTCTGGTTTTCCGTATAAATCTGCGCTTTTTATCAACATACTTAAAAAATCATCACTTTCATCGTTTGCTCTAGCTTCAATTAATGCTCTTTGAAATTGTAATTGTTCTACATTTTCTTCAAATTCTTCTTTTTTACTTATTAGTTCATCTTTTGATTTAGTAAGATATGATTTAAGTTCATCTATTTGTTTTTTTAATTCATCCTTTTCTTTTTCTGATTTTTTTTTTAATTCTAAAATTTCCTTTTGTAATTCTTCTTTTTCCTCTTCTTTAATAGATGCTATTGCAGAAATAGATGACTTTTCACTAATTAAACTATCTATTCTGGTTCTATATTTTTCATCTATTTGTTCCTCCATTACCTTGAGCCTATCTTCCAACTCTTTTTTTTTTGCATTTTTATCTGTACTATCAAAATCTTGTATTTTTTTTTCAAGATTCTTTATTTTATCTTGTGATGTTACTAATTCTAAATCTAAACGTCTAGCCCATTCTGCATCTTGAGCTGAATATAATTTGTGCTCGTTTTCAGAATATACTTCTAATTTTTTATAATCTTGTCTTAGCCCTTTTATTTCTTCGCTAAGTTTTTCGTTTTGTTTCCTAAGTTCTTGTACTAGTTTACTCTTTTTATCTCCTATACGTGAACGTTGTTTTACTGGTCCGGCATCACTTTGTTGACTTTCTTTCTGTTCACTAATATAGTCATTACGACTTCTATAATCGTCTTTTTTCATATCCAATATGGATTTAACACTTTTTTTTAATTGGTTGATATGTTCTTTGTCGTATATACCTTTATAAAATTTTTTTACATCTATTTTATTACCTTCTTTTGTGTAATTATAAAGTTTCTGTGTTAGTAAATTAAATAATCTATCATTTTCATTTAGTAGTTCATTAAGTTTTTTACTACGAAATAATTCATCTATATAATTATAATTTTTATGATATTCTTCATAATTTTTATCCCATTCAATGATTTCTTCTTTTGACGGTATATTTGAAGTATCACTTATATGACTATTTAGTATAGTAATAATTTTTATACTTTCATCCATTTTGGTTTCTATGTCCTTTTTTATAACTCTTATGTTTTCTTTATTTAAAATATATGTATCCAAAATCTCATTAAATGTTTTAATATCTGTATACTCGGAAGGCTTTTTCTCCGTGTATTTTGTTTGTAGATTCACTAACTCTCCTCTTAAAATTGTCTGTTTTTCTTTTAATTCATCTATAGTTACAGGGGTAGTAGTCATGTCTTCTTCTGTTATTTCAGATTCAACCGCTTCATATATATATTCATTTGGATGAGCTTCAGTATATTCTGCAGATTCCAACTCTTCTGTCACTGCTTCTAACTCTACCTTTTTTTTTATTAATTCTATTCCTATAGACAAAAAATCTTGATCTTGAACTTTATTGCTTGATTCCATTAACTATATACTTATAAAATATAGAATATTATTATACCAATTCTCTTAGACCTTTGAATACTTTTCCAATCATGTTTGTAGGGTCTAATGTTTCTACAATCATGTTATTTACATTCATTTTATTGTGTTCCTCCATGAGAACATTATATAATTTCTCGTTGTTGTAATTCATTCTTTTCTTTGAAACTTTGTATGCCTCCATCATTTTACCCTTGTAAAAGATCTTATGCTCCATACTTACGATGGTTGTTTGATTGGGTACATTCGGTCTTAAACTATCCTTTTCTATAATAACCAGTTCCTTTTCCGTAGAATGTGTCTCAGTAATCGCCACGATTTTCTTTCCTAAGATGGTATGTATGATTGGATTTATTTTATCAATCTCTATTAGCCCTTGGTCGCATTTGACCGGCGTGCCTGCTAAAAAGCAAATGTTGCTGTATATTCTTAAAGGATTTACGTTGCTCGGGATTATGCCAGGTATGGGTCCATAGCCATATTGCGCAAGTATATCATTTGCATAAGCCACGTAATACTTGCTGTTTTTTATATAAATAATACCTACGTCTAATACTTGGTAAACACTTGAAACATTAATGTCTGTCAACAAAGGGGTTGAACCAATCGTTCTTCCCCATGCATATAGAGTACCGTCGTTCGTAAGACCCGCTGACCGATTTTCGCCAGCAAAAAGCCCCGTAAAGTTGGGACAAGTTATCTTTTGATAGCCATTATACAGGCTGGTATTTCCTAGTCCCAGTTGCCCGTAAGTATTTAAACCTGCGGATGAAATAGTTCCATCGCTTAATTTTTTAATAGAATGGTAATATCCGCAAGCTAATAGAGTATGAGTTCCTTTAAGTTGTACAGGAGTTATATAGAAATAATTAAAGGTACTTGATTCTAGATCGCTACCGCTTCCAAGCTCGCTATTGAAGTTATATCCGCATACCGAAACAACACCAGTGTTGCTTAAAAAATAAGAACTGTATAACCCACAACAACATGTAGCAATATTTGTTAGGGTTGCGACTGTATTCTCAGTTTTATTGGTTGTATTTCCTAAACCAAGCTGACCAAAGTTATTTAATCCAAAAGAATATACTTGTCCGCTACTTAATAAAAATAAACTATGATACAGTCCCGCTGATACAGTAAGAGTCACTGGGGCTGTATACGATACCGTTAAGGTATGAGCGCCTGTTCCTATAACGGTTCCAAGTTCACCGTAAACATTATTTCCGTAAGAATAGAGAGAGGCTGAAGATACGGGTGAGGTTGTCAAGACAATTGCACCAACATTTGTGTCTAATACGTTTTTAGGTGTTATACCACTAATAGTATATTTGGTAAAAGTATTATAGGTAACAGGCGTAGCTGGTATTGGGTTGTATCCAAGTTGAAATAATTCGTTTGAATTATTAATTAGACTAATTCCTCTGTTATAGGTAACTATTTCGTTAGCATTTGCAATTGAATTAAAATAAACCCGTGGCGAGTCTGTTATATAGACGGCAGTTGATCCTAACGTTGTTCCGTTCACTGTTCCTGTAACTTCATAATAATTATTATTTTTTACACAAAACGTTCTTACCAAAGTACCTATAGTTCCTCCGGCTGTGTCATCCGCAGAATTATTCAAATAGGAAAAGACATCATATACGCCTGTGCCTAACGCAATAGGAATACAAGTTCTTGTATAAATGCTTATCATATTGTTTATAGTACCCCCATTCACAGGGTTACCCCACGGACCTGATAAGTTGAAAACTGGTATAGAATTAGAAGGAGCCAAACCTGCTAAATATAGGGTGCCAGTTAAGGTTAAAATAGTAAGACTTGGACCGGATGCCGTAACTTTTAAAACGCTACTATTTAAAACATTCAAAGGTCCGCTTATTTGTGTCCAAGTCAAGGCTCGGTCTAAGGTTCCTTGGCCTAACTGTCCCAAATTATTTATTCCAATACCATAAAGATTATTACTAACATCTACATAGTACATGCTTTCACCTCCACATTCAATCTGTTTTATATTTACAGCCGATTCTTTAAAAAGTGTTTTCGCGTAACAGGCAACAGGAGAAGAAAGGGATGTATTATTACCAAAAAAATAGATACAATTTTGTTTATTAGCATAGACAACCATAGTTTGTTGATACATGGTTGTTATCAAGTAAACATCCTGTAATACATTGGGTTTTAAATAATTAATTATATTGGATATGTTTATTCCATAACACGTCGCTCCTTTTGTGCTTGATCCGGTAACGGTTACAGATCCATCTCTTAATAAAAATAGGGTATGTTCCATACCACAAGAAATATATTTCACATCCGCAATATCTATTTTAGTAGGAGCCGAGTAAGTATTTGAAGTTGTATAATTTGTTGAAATATCTTGTAGTATTGACAAACCCAAAGAATAATTATAGTTTAAACCACATGCATGACAAGTTCCATCGTTTAAAAGGAATACTACTCCTCTGTTTGTAGTAGATACTTGAACAACAGGTGTACTTACAGACATAGTTATTTTAACCCAATTTATAGTGGAAACCAAAGACGGCGCCGAACCTAATTGTCCATAGACATTATAACCATCACCATAAACATCTCCATTATTTATTAAATAGGATGTTCCTAAACTATAACCTGCTCCAAGTGTATATGGATATTCATTAATGTTACTTGTAAAATAAATACCAATCAAGGATGTCCCGTCGTCAAAGACCCAGTTGTCTCCTACATCTGTATTACCAAGTTGTTTGGAAGAGGAACGGATCGTAATATTGAATTGATCCTGCAAAGAGTTGATAACCGTTTGCCAGGTACTATCTATATTACATTCTATCAAGTCCCAGAATTTTATTCCAAGATTAGAGACACACCATTGAACCAGCTCAATATAGGTTGTCCATGTACTATAATCATTTAAATCGTAATCACCCATGGGTTTAGCTAAAGTATAGCTTGGTATCGTATCTTGTTCTTGTACAATACCTATAGATTCATAGGGTTTAATTGTTATTTTACTTATCAAACTATTAAGGGTCTCTGTCTCATAATCAAAAATAATATGATCTACATCCTTTTCAAGAGAACTTATAATGATATCTGGTAGTCTTACACGATTGTCAATTAATATCAACTTAGTCATTATATTATTAATTATTAATATTTTAAATAACTTTACCTAAAAATCTTTAAGGAGAGAAATCCATGGACTTTTTAAAAATATTTTAAGGACTTCTTGAAAACTTTTTTATTTTTTTATTTTTTTTTTCGTCCTCCCTCTCCCGGGAAAAAATCGCTCACTTACGTTAGCCTACCCTTCAGTAAGAGTCCTTAACAAACTAATAACATAATACAGTCTTTTATCGTTTCAAAATTACAAAGTGAGCAAGGTGAGCGAACCCAAGTGAGCACGTGACGAAGTACCGTGTAAAACCATTTTATAGTCTATAGATTTGTTACGTATTTTTTAAAGTAATGTTAGCCGTAATTAGTCTGAAACTCGCAAAATGTTAGTCCTATGTTAGCCAAGTGAGCGACTGCATAGAAAGATTATATTTTGGTTGAATAATTATATTTTGTTACTGTACTTTTTACGGAAACTCCGGAGAGAAATCCATGGACTTTTTAAAAATATTTTTTGGATCTTTTGGAAATCTTTTTTATTTTTTTTTTTGGCCTCCCTCTCCCGGAAAAAAATCGCTCGCTTGTGTTAGCCTACCCTTCAGTAAGAGCATGTAATAAACTAATAAAATAATACAGTCTTTTATCGTTTCAAAATTACGAAGTGAGCAAGGTGAGCGAACCCAAGTGAGCATGTGACGAAGTACCATGTAAAATCATATTAGAGTCTATATATTTGTTACGTAATTTTTAAAGTGATGTTAGCCGTAATTAGCCGAAAACTCGCGAAATGTTAGTCATATGTTAGCCAAGTGAGCGAACGCATTTATAGAGTATATTTTATTTATTCTTTTATAATTTGTTACTGTACTTTTTACGGAAACTCCGGAGAGAAATCCATGAACTTTTTAAAAATATTTTTAAGGATCTCTGAAAACTTTTTTATTTTTTTTTCGGGCTCTCTCTCTCGCAAAAAAATCGCTCACTTAAGTTAGCCTACTCTCCAGTAAGAGTCCTTAACAAACTAATAAAATAATACAATCTTTTATCGTTTCAAAATTACGAAGTGAGCAAAGTGAGCGAACCCAAGTGAGCGCGTGACGAAGTACCGTGTAAAACCAAAAAATAGTTGGTAGATTTGTTACGTAAATTTTAAATGGATGTTAGCCATAATTAGCCAGAAACTCGCAAAATGTTAGCCATATGTTAGCCAAGTGAGCGAACGCATAGAAAGATTATATTTTGTTTGAATAATTATATTTTGTTACTGTACTTTTTACATCATTTTTACTTTTTATTTCTAATGCATATTGTCCGCAAGGACCACAGTGATCTTCATTTGATAAATCTATTTTTTTATTCATGGATACTTTACAATTCTCTATTCTCCATCTTCCAACTGGCCTTTGTATTTTCTTTGGAATTAAACTTTTTAGTAAACTTATAATGGTTTTCATTTTATAATAATTATTGTTTTTAAGTCTTTAATTACGGAGAGAAATTCGCCGACTTTTGAAAAATATTTTTACGCGCCTCTGAAAACTTTTTTATTTTTTTTTCGGCCTCCCTCTCTCGCAAAAAAATCGCTCACTTACGTTAGCCTACCCTCAAGTAAGAGTCCTTAACAAACTAATAAAATAATACAATCTTTTATCGTTTCAAAATTACGAGGTGAGTGAAGTGAGCGAACCCAAGTGAGCATGTGACGAAGAATCGTGTAAACCCATAATATTTTTAACAGAAACGTTACCTATTTTTAAAACCTATGTTAGCCGTAATTAGTCGGAAACTCGCGAAATGTTAGCCATATGTTAGCCAAGTGAGTGAAACCATATAAATAAATATTTCTATATTTTATAATGGAACATAACTGTGAATGGTGTAAATATAAAACAACAAGTCGTTATAACTATAATAGGCATATTACTTCTGGAATACATAAAAATGAATTAGCAAAGGATAGTTATGTTTGTAAGTATTGCGATAAGCCATACAAACATAGATCGTCTTTATCAAAACATATAAAATATTCATGTACAAAAAATAAGGATGAGGACTTGAAAGAACTAGTTCGTCTTTTAAATGTGCAACTAGAATCGCAGAGCAAGCAACTAGAAGAGCAACGCAAGAGCTTCCAGTCTCAGTTACATAGCCAATCTAAACAAATAGAAAAGTTAATGGGTAAATTAGAAATAAATGGTTCCTTTAATACACACATACAGAACATTACTCTTTTATCTTACCGAGACACAGACATCAGTCATTTAACAGAACAAGATTACAAGAATAGTATTAAAAAAGTAAACTATTGCGTAAAAAATATGATAGAAAAGATACATTTTAATCCTTTAAAACCTGAAAACATGAATATCTATATTTCAAACATGAAAGATAAATACTTAATGGTTTATGACGGAAACAATTGGAACTTGGCTAACAAAAAGGAGGAGCTAGATAAACTCTATGAAGAGAAGGAGATGATGCTGGAAGAATGGCTTGAGACAAATGACGACAAAGATTTGAAAGAAAAGTTTCTGAAATATCTAAACAATAAAGATAATGATGAATGTATTAATAGAATAAAGGAGGAGATAAAGCTTATGATGTATAATAAAAAAATATAGTTCTATAATAATGCAGTACACCGATGAATACTTTGGACGATGTAATGATGAATTTAATTATTTAATGAAATTAAAGGATAGGATTCTTTTTTACAGAAGAAATAATCGGTTGTTTGATCTTTATGGAATACATAAACAAGATCCTGTAAATGCAAACGGACATAGTTATTACGATAAGCGAGATAAGTTTACAGAGGAGTTTAATAAAAAGGATGATGAATACGCGGGTATAATAGAGGATTATACACCCGTTTTGAATAGTGAAACCCGTAAGAATATTGTAATAGGTACCTTTAAAAAGAATTTAAAATTATATACAACTCTAGTAGACAGCGAATCGTTTAGACGAGACATATTTGATAGAATAGGCAGAAATCAGGACCTTTTAGAGATAATTGATATTGTAAAAAATGAACTAAACAGCATCTATCAAGGATATATGGAATTATTAGAGGTGTGGGAATATCCGGCCTATCCAAACATAGTAACAGATAATAGAGTCTTTGTACCAAACGCAACTAACGTTCACAAAGTTAATATAAATGATTATCCAGAAGCAATTAGTTTCAGAGATTATTTTCAACCCATAATTCACCCCACAAGACGGCTTCAAAAAGGAATTGAAATATTTACAGTTCCTGCTAAAAATATTCATCCCGTTAACCTCTCATTGGAAACCCGAAAGCGCAATTCAACAACAAGAGCAAAAAAGAAGGAAAGGTCGCGTCTTAAAAATAAAAAATCTTTAATACAAAGAAGGCGTGAAGAAAACGCCACAAGAAGACGTGAAAAAGCAGCAGGATTAAGAATATAACTATAATATAATGAGTAAAACAAAATTTAATAATTGCTATAATCATTTATGTGAAAATATAATTAAGTTAATGAAACTAACACCTTCATCTTTTACAGAACAAACAACTCATGAAATTTATACTTTATTGATTGAAATCCCGCGAAGTACCTTTATGTATAGAAACTTTCGCGTAAAATTATCCAAATTATTTTTACTTGTTTTAAAAATTTTGAATAAAGGTTCGCCGAGGTATTTACGATTTATTAATTATTATGTATTGAAATACTTATATAGAGTTGAAGAGTTGGCTCAGTCCGAATTTTATTTTAAGTTAGAGGTTGTTACTGAATTAACATGCGATTTAAGTGAAGAATTGTCTCGTAGAGTGAGCCAACTTACGCGCGAAACTGTGATTGCGGAGCCTGTTGTTCTTGGAACTTATAATGGTTTAACTACAGAGAATAACCGCGGGCTTCCTCATGCAACCAATTATTCAGAGGGGATTAATTCAACTCATATGTATAATACATTGGTAAGAGCCAATGCCAGTTTTATAAACTCAAGAAATAAAAGAGAAAATGGAAGAATACAATATATCATTCCAAACGCGAATAGACTCGGTGATCCTGAAAACACCAGTTTAAATGGAAAAGGAAAATCAAAGGGAGTGATTACAAAAAGAAAAATGCAAAACAAATCCCGAAAAAGAAGCGCAAACAGAAGTCTCGCAAATTCGCGAAGAAGCGGAACAAGAATATAAAAAGAGATATAAAGGCAGACTAATAAATAATATAAAATGTATCAAGTGAAGTGGTTCAATAAGAAGAAGGGCTACGGTTTCGCAACCGGTTCAGACGAGAAGGAATACTTCTGCCA